CGGCTGGGACCCCGAGGCGCTTCTAGAGCGGCTCGACCCCGACGACCATACGCCGCTCGACACCGTCCCCGAGCTGGTCGAAGTCCTCGACGAGCTCAAGGCCGAAGGGCTCGCCGCCAAGCACAAGCGGGGCCTGTGGCAGCAGACGCAGAAGGGCTTCGACCTGCTCACCGGCCCGATCGCGAATGAGCCCGCGCCCGGCGCCGAGCCAGTTCGCCCCGCGAAGATCGCCCCGACCCCGATCGGGAAGAGCTAATGCCAGCGCACGCCGTAGAAGTCGTCGACGGGGCCAAGGCCTGCTGCACCTGCGAGCAGACGAAGCCCGTGAGCGAGTTTCACCGGGACCGCCACACCGCGAGCGGCTACGCGAACCGCTGCAAGGAATGTCGGCGACCCGGGAACGCTACCGCCGTGGCGCGTTGGCGCGAACGGCATCCCGAGCGTCGGCGTGAAGCATGGCGACGCTGGTGGCATAACAAAGGACGCTTCCGAGACCTCGCCGCCACCTACGGGATCTCAGAAGAGCAATACCTTGCGATGCTCGAAGCCCAGGATGGGCGCTGCGCGATCTGCCGCGGCGATGGGCAGGGCCGACGGCTGGGCGTCGATCACGATCACGACACCGGGCAGGTGCGCGGTCTTCTGTGCGGTCCCTGCAACTCAGCACTAGGGATGCTCCGCGAGGATCCCGCGATCTTCGCTGCGGCCCTGACCTACCTCGAAGGGGGCGGCCCGCATGGGTGACAAGCTGGTCACTCCGAAGCTGACGGTGATCGAGTTTCAACCGGGCCGGATCAGCGATTACGGCCGGTGGCAGCGCGACATAGTTCAAGGGCGAGCGCAGTGGCCGGACATTCTCGCCGCCTCAAAATCGAACTACCTCGAAGACAAAAACTTGGATCACAACCTCGGCGACGGCGCCTTCACGATGCCGACGACGGTTGCGCTGGCGCTTTGCACCACCGTCCCGACCGACGCCTCGACCGGCGCGACGCTCGTCGAGGCCGACTACACGGGCTATGCCGAGCTCGCGATCGCGGCGGCCGACCTGTCCGCTGCGTCGGGCGGGTCGAAGACCAACTCGGCCGCGCTCACCTTCGCGGCCTGCACGTCGGGCAGCTCGACGATCATCGGCTGGGCGCTGAAGGACGGGACCTCGATCGGATCGGGGAACGTCCTCTACTGGGGCACCGCGACCTCGACCGTGATCTCGGTCACGCAGACCCCGCCCACGGTTGCGATCGGCGGTCTAGTCGTCACCGAAGACTAGGAGGCCGGCCGCGTGGCGCGGCTCGTAACCAACGGGTTTGAGACCCAGATGCTGACCGCGGTCGGCGTCGGCGACCCGGAGGGTCAGGGCTGCGGGACCAGCGGTTCGCCGACGATCAATACTGCGAACGCGCGGACTCCCGGCTCGCGGGCCTGCCTCAACTGCGCGTCCGGCACGAGCAAGTATGTCGAGGCCAACCTCTTCGGCTCGTTCGACAACGACGAGGACGGCTTCATGGGATTCGCGCTGTCGTGGAACGGGACGCCGACGCAGGAGGCGAAGGTGGTGCAGGTCATCGACATTGGCTCCAACGAGATTTTCTCGTTGCGGCTGAGGACCGACAACACGCTGCGGCTCCATAACGCAGCGGGGGCGGGGGTCGGCAATCCTACCGGCACCCTCTTGGCGAACACTTGGTACTACGTCGAGGTCCGATTCAGGGTCCCGGCGTCCGGCAACGGCGAGCTAGAGCTGCGGGTGGACGGGCAGGTGATCGCTTCGGTGTCGGCGGCGATCGGCACCGGGACACCGAGCGTCTTCCGCTGGGGCGGCGTCGTTCATGCCGGCGTGACCGTTCGGATCGACGACCTGATCGTCAACGACTCGGTCGGCGCGAATCAGAACTCTTGGCCCGGTCCAAGTCACATCTCGCTTCTTCGGCCGGTCTCGGATGGTGGCGGCGTCGGGACCGGATGGGTCGCCGGCGCGGGGGGCACGACCAACCTGTTCGACGCGCTCAACAACAACCCGCCGGTCGGCGTCGTGCTGGCATCGGCGACGAACACGTCGCAGATCAAGAACGCCAACAACAACGCGACCGACACGAAGGTCTTCAACCTCGCCAAATACACCGACACGCTCGCCAACGGCGGGGCGGGGATGCAGGCGAACGACTCGATCCTGGGCGTCTGGCAGATCGGGCGCGGCGGCAGCTCGGTCACGACCTCGCGGTCCCTGGCGTTTCAGGGCCTCACGAACCCGACCATGTTCGAGACGACGCAGGCCTCGGGGACCACGGCGGCGGGAACCGACCCGACCGGCTGGACCTCCAAGAGCGCCGGCATCTACGCGCAGGCCAACCCGGACGTCACCCCGACGATCCAAGTGCGCAACGTGACCGGAGCGTCCAAGTCGATGATGTTCGACCTGCTCGGCTACATGGTCGAGTGGGTCGAGGCCGAGCCCGTGACGCTCGACTTGGCGGCCGCGGCGGGGGTGGCGTCTGCGAGCCTCGCCCTCAGCGCCAAGACCGCGATCGCCCTCGCGGCTTCAGTCGGCGTAGCGGCTCCCACCGTCGCCCTGAAGGCCCCGACCGCGATCCCCCTAGCGGCAGCCTCGGGCGTCGGCTCGCCCTCCGTGGCTCTGTCCGCACCGACCGCGGTCCCGCTCGGGTCGGCCGCTGGGCTCGCCGCTGCGCTGCTGGCCCTCAGCGCCCCGACGCAGGTACCGCTCGCCGCCTCGTCTGGGCTGGCGAGCGCCCTGGCGGCCCTCACGGCCCCGACGTCCGTCGCGCTCGATGCCTCAGCCGGCGTAGCGGTGGGAGCACTTGATCTCACGGCACCGGCCCTGCTCGCCCTCGCGCCGGCGAACGGGCTCGGCTCGCCGTCGCTGGTGCTCTCGGCGCTCACCGAGCTCGACCTCGATCCCGCTGACGGCAGCGCCCTCGCGAGCCTCCTGCTTAGCGCTGTGACGGGTGTCCCCCTCGACCCGAGCGTCGGCCAAGCCGATGCCTCGGTGGCCCTCAGCGCCCCGACTCAGATCCCGCTGGACCCGGCATCGGGCATCGGCGCCGCTCTGCTCAGCCTCGGCGCTCCCACACTTGTCGAGCTCGCGAGCGCCGACGGGGCGGCCTCGACCAGCCTCGCGCTCACCGCTGCGGCGCTCCTATCGCTGGACCCGGCCAGCGGTGTGAGCGAATCGCTGCTCGCGCTCGCAGCCCCGACCGTGATCGACCTAGCGGCCGCTGAAGGCCTCGGCTCCGCGGCCCTGCTCGTGGCGGCACCGACCGTGGTCAGCCTCGACCCTGCCGGCGGGGAAGCGCTGGCCGCCTTGACCTTGAGCGCGCCCTCGCTCTTGGCCCTCGACCCCGCCGCAGGCGAGGCTCTCGCGACTGTCCTCGTCAGCGCCGCGACGGAGGTCGAGATCGACCAGGCCGACGGCATCGCCGACGCTTCGCTCGATCTCGCGGCGCCCACGCTGCTCGCCCTGTCAAGCGGCGGCGGGGAGGGGCAGGCCACGCTTGCCCTCACCGCCGCAGCCCTGCTCGGGCTGGATGCCGCAGACGGTCAGGCCGCGACCTCGATCGAGCTGCGCGCCCCGCCTCGCCTCGTGCTCAGTCCCGGCGTCGGGCAGGCGAGTGCCGCCTTGGCGCTCTCCGCGCCGACCCGCGTCGTGCTGGGCGCCGCGAGCGGGCAGGGACTCGGGGCGCTCGTGCTCAGCGCTCCGGTCGAGCTGCCGCTCGGTGCCTCATCTGGGCTGGGGACGGGGACGCTCGTGGTTGGGGTCCCGATCGAGCTCGTGCTCGCTGCGGCCAACGGTGACGCGCAGGCGATCCTCGCCCTTCGAGCGCTGACGCAGGTGGCGCTCGATCCGTCGGATGGCTCAGCCGACGCCTCGCTTGAGCTGGCGATCCTCCCTGCGGTCGAGATCGGCCCGACCCCCGAGCGCCCGTTCGGGATCGGATTCCGGCTGGTGCGGTCAGCGCGTCGCGGTAGGGTTCGAGGTTAGATGAGTCCCAGCTACGTCCACGATCTCGTCTGGACGCCGCCGCCGCGTTATGACTCGGTCCCGTGGACCTTGGCGCGGATCGAGGAATCGCCCGACAATGTCGTCTTCACGGCGATCGAGCAGGTGATCCTCGCTCCCGACGACGACCCGGCCCACCCGCAACAGCGCAAGCTGACGACGGTCGAGGCGACGCTCGCCGAGGGCTACTTCCGCCTGGTGGCGCTCGACGATGACAACAACGAGTCGCCGCCTTCGTCCTCGGTCTTCTCGCCGTCCACTGCCGACGACGGCTACCCGCCCCTCGACGCCCTGCTCGCCGCGTCGAGCGTCACCGAGCTCACCGCAGCGCTCGACCAAGAGCAGCAGGCCGAGCTGCGCGCCGCGGCGATCGCCGATGTCGAGGACTACTGCCGCCAGCCCTTCGTCGCCGAGGGCACCGAAGCTGAGCCGGTCGCGAAGCTGCTCGACGGCGCCGGCGGTAACACGCTCTGGCTTCCGAAGAGGCTCGCCCCGGGCTTCGAGCTCTCGATCACCGGCTCGTGGCTGACGGCATCCGAGGTCGAGCTGAGCGCAGAACGGGACCGGCTGTCGATCACGAGCCTGGGTGGTGGTGCCACCTGGCTCACCCGCGAGCTGCGACGTATGCAGGTGGGCGAGGCACCGGCCGAGTTCCCCACCGGCCCCGGGCTGGTCACGGTCACGGGCGCTTGGGGATGGTCCGCCGATGAGTGGAACGCGGGCGAGCTCGACGCGGTCGAGACCGCGATCCGCTTCGCGATGGAGGATCAGGCCCTCGCCGATGCCACCCAGCTCGCGCCGACCGTGCGCTCGGCTCGGGCGCTCGGGCTCTCCGACGTCAACCAGGGCGGCCTGTCGATGGCGCTTCGCGACGTCGAGCCGGGCCTGTCGGTGCGCGTGCAGCGCAAACTCACACGCCTTCGCTGGCAGGTGCCGAGTGCTGTCCGCGCTTGATCCCCCGCGTCAGGGGGTAGTTTCCGTTGTCAACGCTTTCTGCGACGCCTGGGAGCGGTCGAGATGACCGCCAAGTTCCCACCACAGGGGTCGGAGGGCAGCTCAGCGGCGACGGCGGTGCGGGTCCAAAGCGAGCAGATGGCACTTCCGAGCGGCGAGGACGTCGACTTGGAGTTCACCCTCCCCGATTCGGCGGGCTACTACGACCTCGGGAGCTTCTTCGATCCCGATACCCCGACCCACATCGTTCCTCCTATCCAGGGGATCTACATCGTCGGGCTCACCTTCCGGTGGCTGGACTCGGAGGCCTCGGCAGGCAGCGGCTCTCGCAGCCTGACCGTGAAGCGTCCCGGCCAGGATCTGTTTCGCGTCGAGACGCTCGCAGTCTCTCCCCAGGAGACCACCTACGGCAGTCGGGTCACGGACGCAGCATTCGCGCCAGTCGAGCCGATTCGCGTCGTCGCCTCCCAGACTTCGGGCGTCGATCCGGGCGGGTCGGAGGATGGCGTTCGGGTCCAAGTGGAGTTCACGCTTGCCCTAGTCGGAACCGCGTTCGCCGACGCTGAGATCCTGCCGCCGGGGGTGCAACCGCAGCGACTCGGAATCGGCGGCGACCCCGAGGACTCGCCCGAACTCGGCGGCAGGCATTCCCGTCTCGTCGTGTTCGACAACGGCCTGACCGACTCTTACGAGCCGATCATCGAGGTCGTCGGTCGCCAACATCGTCTGTTTTTCCACTTCAACAACGTGGACGACAACTACGCCGGCTTCTACCCGTGGCTGTTCGCGTCGTCGAGTTACGAGGCGTCCTTTCAGCGCGGCGTTGATCGCATCCAGTTTTGGTACGGGATGCACACGCCCAACGACAAGCCAGCGTCGGCGACGCTCACCTTCGCGCGGGACGGCACCCCGCCGGACGTCGACATTGGCGTGCGAGCGGAGACGCTGGCCGCCCACGCCGCGGGCGAGCAGTATTTCTACGTCGGTGAGTTCCTGTCGAGCACCTTCCCGCTTCGCATCTACCCCGCGAGAAAGGCGATCCGCCTCGACCTCGACGAGCCCGACGACGCGCTTCTAGACGACGGCGATTTCGGGCTCTGGCTCGACCCCACCCCCGGCGCGACCAAAGTGAAGTTCAAGGCCAAGGACTCCAACGGAGCGGTGAAGACGGGGGAGGTTGATCTCTCCTGACCGCCAAGCTGGGGAACCGCAGATGATCGAGACCGCCCCCGGCCAGCGATACACGGCCACCGTCGAGGGGGCCCCCGAGGGCCTTGAGGGCACGATGGGGATCCGCGTCGAGCGCCCCGACGACACCGAGATCATGGCCCGCACCACGGCCGGGATTGTCGAGCTCGTGCCCGGCGTCTATGCCCGCGAGGATCTGATCGCCCCGGCCACCCCCGGCACCTACGTCGTGATCTGGGACAACGGCGACGTGCCGGCCGGGCCCGAGGACTTCGCGACCGAAGAGCTCCAAGTCACCGGCGTCGCGCCGACCGTCGGCGGCCGCGGCGGGGTCCTGCCGTTCAAGGACGTCGGCTCGGTGCTAAAGCAGGGCGGCGTCGTGGCGCTCGCCCGGGTCGCCTGCTCGGTGTGGCCGCTGACCGCGCCGCGCACGACCGACACCGGGGAGGTCTATTCGTGGACCGGCGAAGCCGAGCTAGGTGCCGCCGATGAGCTCGTGGGGCAGACGAACCGCACCCTGTACGTCACCGAGGGCGCGCACGCCGGTCGGCGGCTGAAGGTGGTTGGGGCGGCCCGGCACGAGTTCCTGCCGCACGTCACCCTCGCGGCGTCGGAGATGCGACCAGGCGGCTGATGGCGGCGGGCAACACGATGCAGGGGCGCCGCGTCTCCCTTCGCCAGTTCTATTCCGACCAGCGGAAGCCCGGCGACTACTGCGGCCCGATCCGCCGCGAGGAGGGCCCCGAGAACGCCTGGTACATCTGCGATCCGACCGGGAAGGTGGGCGGGCTCTACATCCACACGGTCACGGAGCACGACGACGGGACGATCACCGTCTCCCCGTCGATCGACGACCCGCCGAACGGCTGGCACGGCTACCTCGAACGCGGGATCTGGCGCGAGGGCTGATGGCCGGCCGGGCACTCTTCCGCGGCTCGGTTCGCGGCGCTCGCGCCAAGGGCCGCAAGTTCAGCTCGGGCGGGCGCCAGATCCAGCAGATGATCCTCGATGAGTTCGCCGGCCGGCTCGCCCCGGACGCGACCGAGCTGACGCGGGCCTTCGCGCCGCATCGCAGCGGGCAGCTCGAACGCGCGCTGAAGGCTCGGGTCCGGTCCTACGGCGGCCGGGTCGTGATCGAAGTGCTGGCCGACCCCGACCCGGTGAGCGACGAGGGCTTCCACTATCTGCGGGTGACCCGGTTCGGCCACCGGATGGCGATCATCTATCCGAAGCGGGCCAAGGCCCTGCGCTTCTATCTCGGCGGGCACGTCGTCTATCGTGCCTGGGTCCGTGGCTACAAACCCGACCACGACTGGGTCGACTTCGCCTTCCGCGCCGTCGAGCAGGAGTTCAACGAGGCCGAGAAGCGCCTCGGTCGAACGATCGACCGGAGGCTGCTGCGGTGAATGAGCAGCAGGTTTCGGCGGCGCTGGCGGAATGGATCGCGGACGAGTTGAGCATCGCCCCGGAGTCCACCTATGCGTATCCCGTCGCGACGAAGCTCGGCCCGCTGCCCGACGTGGCCGCGATCGTCGACCGCAAGCGACTCGCCTACGCCCAGACGCTTGTCGACGTCTTCCCCTACTTGGAGCTTCAGCAGCACCAGCTCGTGCGGGTGTTCGAGTGCAGTGCCTCGGTCATGGTCGAGGTCCAGCAGACCGAGGACTCGGCCAAGGCGAAGTTCGAGCAGCTTCAGGGCTACGGCGCGGCGATTGAGGTCGCGCTGCTCGACGACCCGACCCTCGGCGAACGGGTGCCGTTCGCCTCGCCCTTCCTCGTCGTCGATTACAGCCCCGTGTTCGGCGAGACCGAAGACGGCACCCGCGGTCGGCTGGTCACGATCGAGTGCGTGATCGGCGAGCTGATCGACGAGCCCGATGAGTTCCTTCAGCAGTAGGTTTCGGTAGGCTCGGCTCATGCCGTTGATCGTCTACGCCGGGCCCAAAGCTCCCAGCGATCCGAGCACGCGCTATCGGCTGCGCCAGAAGGGCGGGCGTTCCATCCGGCTGACGATCGGGATCCCGGTCGAGGTTACCGCCAAGCAGGCGAAGGAGTTGCGCGCCGACGAGGCTCACAAGTTCATGACGCCGAAGAAGGCCGACAGCGCCAGCGGGCAAACCGGGTAGCATCGAGGGCGAGAGATGGCTGAAGCCTTTTTCCCATACTCCAAGCTCAATCTCATCAAGGGTCCGATCCGCGCGATCGCGGCCAAGCGGGCAGACCTTGTCGCGCTCCCCGAGTGGTTCGACGACGTCTGCCTCATGGAAACGCCCTACACGATCCAGGGCGAGTTCTTCGACTTCGGCGCCGCCACGAACCCGGGCAGCTACTCGCGTGGACACACCGCCACGGAGCTGACGATCGAGCAGGACAAGGCTGCGGTCGACACCGAGGTCACCGAGGTCACCCGCGGGATCCAGATGAACGTCGCCGAGTTCTCGCCCGAGGCGCTCGCGATCCTTGAGCAGTCGCCCGGGATCGAGACGGTCGCTGCGGCCCCCAACGTCGGAGGGGGCAAGGCGGTCCCGTTCGGCACCTTCGACGAACTCGACAAATACTGCGTCGTCCTCGTCGGGCGCCGCTCCCAGTCAGCCGGGCTCGTCGAAGAGAGCACCCTGACCCGCGGCCGGATGCTCGCCGTCGTCCTCTGGAACGCCTCGATCACCGGCGATGCGCAGTCGACGCAGTTCGCCAAGGGCGCGCTGTCGAGCGTCGACGTCACCTTCGCTGGCTATCCAGACGAAGAGGCCACCCCGGGCGAGGACCTCGGTACGTGGTGGCTTGAGGACGCCGCGACCCTCACCAGCTAGGCCGCCCATGCCCGACGAGGGCCCCCCAACCAGCGGCGCCGGCGGCGCTTACATCGACCTTCGCGGGCCCCCGGAGTACGCGACCTTCCACTACTGCATCGTGTCGACGGGCAACAACCACGTCCTCGCGACCTCAGAGACCTACCCGACCCGGCAGCATCTCGACCGCGCGGTGGGCGACTTTCAGAACGCGCTCGCGGTCCACCTGCTCGTGCGCGACTCGGTCGGGCGCGGCTCACCCGAGGCCGAGCCGGAATAGCAGCCGACCGGGGCTGCTAGGCTGCCGCGCTGGTGAGTGAGAACCCGACGCAGATTACCCTCGGCGACCGGACCTACACCCTCGCCCCGCAGCGCATCGGTCGGATCGGCCGCAAGCTGTCAGCAGTCATGGAGCTGTTCAGCGCCGCCGCCGGGGGCCAGTTCGTCGAGGCCGCCCCGCTGTACGACGCCCTCAAGGTGTTCATCCCCGACCTCGACCCGCTGTGGAAGCTGGCCGGGTACGGGTCCGAGGAAGCGTGGAAGGCCCGCGAGCGCTATGACGACGAGTTGCGCCACTTGCGCGAGAACTTCGCCGCGACCCACGGGCCGAAGGGCGACACCGAGGAAACGAGCGACGTCGGCTGGGACGACCTGCCGCCCGAGACCCAGGCCGAGTTCGAGGCACCCACCTTCGAGGACCCGTATGACGACCCGGCCGACAAGTCGCCGACGCCCCCGCAGCTCATCGACGCTATTGAGGCGATCTTCGCCCTTCACGGCGGGCAAAGGCTGGTGCGACTCCTAAAAAACTTCGTGACCCCGGAGATGATTCGGGGGCAGATTCTGAGGATGCAGACGGAGGCGGCCTTGGCCCGCTCGCGGAGCTTGCCGCGCGGGAATGGGGCATCAGCCCCGATGCCTTCTACGATGCCCGACCCAACGCCGGCGACCTCGACGGACAGCTTGGGCTCACTCCCAGCCGACTCCTAGACCTGCTCGCGGGCCACCGGCGCAATCGCCGCGACGACCTGATGCGGCTCGGCCAAGTCATCCAGTCGGCCGCTCAGGGCGACCTAAAGACGACGGATATCGCGAAGGTGGTCCGCGAGCTGATGCCCGAGCCCGCCGCTGACTACGAGCCCGAGGAAAAGTGGTGGTGAGATGGCGCGGTAGCCTGTGCCAATGGCGCCGGACGATCTAATAGGAGTCTGACGCCTCGGCATCCTTCCACGACCTACTGCTTCGGCTCCGCGGCGAGGACGTCGACGCCGGGCGGACCATTGAACAACTCGGCGCCCAGCTCGAAGCCTTCGGCCAGCTTGACCCGACCGCCGAGCTCGACGTCGAGACGGCGAGCGCCGAGACGAAGCTCCGCAAGGTTCGGGCCGAGCTGGCCGACTTCGCTCGCCAGCGCGCCGAGGGCAAGGTTGAGCTCGACACCGGGGCCGCGCGGGCGAAGCTCGATTCATTCAAGGCGGCGCTCGACTCCGTAGACCGTGAGACCGCCAGCCCCGAAGTCAACCTGCGGCTCGCCAAGGCCTACGCCGAAGCGGCGAGCTTCGAGCTCCTGCTCAACCAGATCGACGCCAAGGAAGTCGACGTCACCATCGACGTCGACCGCTCGATAACCAGCCGCCTCGCGCAGATTGCGGGCACCGCCGACAGCCTCGTCGGGTCGCTCGACCGGGTCGCCCCGGCTGCGGGCGGCGCCGGCGGTGGCTTGCAGGGCTTCCTGACCGAGATCCCGCTGATCCCTCCCGTGTCGGGTGCCGCCGCCGGTGCGATCGTCGGGATCCTGATCCCCTCGATCGTCGCCCTCGGGGGGGCGCTCGCCGCAATCCTCGCTTCGCTCGGGGCTGCAATCGCGGGACTCGGCGCGTTAGGCGTGGCGGCGGCGCTCGCCTTCGGCCCGGTCCTCGGCCTCGCGCTGGGGGCGGCCGTGGGGCTCGCCAAGGCTACCCAGGCCCAGAAGGCCTACGAAGCCGCCCAGGAGCAGGTGAAATCCGCCTCCGAGGGCCTAGCCAACGCCGAGCAGGCGCAGGGGCAGGCGGTGGACGCGCTGCGACAAGCCCGCGAGACCGCCGCCGAGCAGATCCGAAACGACCTGCTGCAAGCCGTCGACGGACTCCGTTCGGCTGAGGACCGGCTCACCGACGCCAACTACCGGGCCAAGCAGGCCGAGGAAGACCTGACCGAAGCCCGCCACGCTGCACGGCGGGCGATCATCGACGAGCAGCTCGCCGCCGCCAATGCGGCGCTCTCTCACCGCGGCGCGATCCTCGCGGAGCGCCGGGCCCGCCAAGAGCTTCGTCGAGTCCAAGCCGATCCGGAGGCTTCGCGCCTCGACGTCGCCGAGGCCCGCCTCCGGGTGGCGCAGGCCGAGCAGGACGTGATCGACACTCGGATCGCATCGCGTCGGGCGTCCCTAGATGCCAACGAGGCCGAGCGCGAGGGTGTCAAGAACGCCCCCGAGGTCATCGACGCTCGCCACGCAGTCGCCGAGGCCAACGCCGAGGTAATCGAGGCAGCACGCGCGGTCGGCGACGCCGAGCACACGCTGCGGCGGGCGCAGGCCGCCACCGTCGAGCAGTCGCCGTCGGTGATCTCCGCTCGTCAGGCGGTTGAGTCGGCGAATCGACAGGCGGCCCAGGCAGCTCAGGCGCTCGCCCAGGCTCAGAGCAAGGCGAACAAGGCGCTCGGCGACCTCAAGGGCTCGCGGGCGGCCCTCGCAGTGGTCGAGGTCGCGAAGCGGATCGGCCGGGCCTTCGGACCTGCGCTCGATCCGATCTTCCGCGGGATTACGCGGGGCCTTCGGACCCTGCTCCCGCTGATCCGCTCCCTGCGTGGCCCGCTGCGGACGCTCGGGCAGGCGATGGGGCGGGCGTTCGCCGGCCTGGCCCGCGAGCTCGCCCGGCCCGCGTGGCAGCGATTCTTCACGATGCTGCTGCGCTCGTCGGCCGAGCTCGTGCGCGTCGGCTCGCGCGGCTTCATCCTCCTGCTCCGCATCCTGCGCAACATCGCCGAGGCCGCGCTGCCGTACCTGATCCGCGGCCTTCGGACCTTCAACCATTGGCTCGCGCAAGTGGCGCGGGGATCGAAGAACATCGACCTGTCCGGCGTCATGGAGCAGCTCGGGCTGTGGCTCGATCTGACCTACCAGCTCGGCCGCGTCTTCCTCGCCTTCATCCGGGCCGCCACCGGCGAGGGCGGCGGGCTCGTCAAGTGGCTCGCCGACGGGGCACGGGCGCTCGCTGACTGGCTGGGGTCGGTCGAGGGGCAGGAGCGGCTCAACCAGTTCTTCAGGGACGTGCTGCCGCTGGCGAAGGATCTCGTGACCCTGTTCTTGCAACTCGCACTCGTCGTTATCCAACTCGGACAGCTTCTCGCGCCGGTGCTCGATCCGTTCGTGAGGGGTCTGATCCTGATCGCGCGGGGTCTCAACTTCGTGCTCGGCCTGCTGAACAAGATTGGGGCACCGCTGCGCTCGATCATTCTGCTCGGCCCGGTCATCGGTGGGATCAGCCTTGTGATCGGCAACCTCGGCGGTGCCCTGCGCTTCGTGGGGCGGATCGCCGCCACCGTGGCCCGGGGCATCGCAAATGCATGGCGGGGACTTCGCGACATCGCCTCGCGGGTCTGGGAGGGAATCAAGGACGCGATCACGGCACCGATCCGGGCCGTGCGGCGAATCGCCGGCAACGTATGGGATGCGATCAGGGGAGCGGCCGTCGATGCATGGCGGGCGCTCGGTCGTGCCGCTGGGCGCCTGTGGGGGTTTATCAAGGATCAGATCACGGCTGAGATCCGCGGTGTCCGCAACGTACTCGACGCCGTCTGGGGGGCGCTGTCTGGGATCGCGCGTCGGGCCTGGCGGGCCGTGCTCGGCGTGGTGCGTTCGATCGGCGGGCGGATCGGTGACGTCGCCGAGCGGATCTGGCACGGGGTCGTCGACGCAGCCCGCTTCGTCGGCCGGATCCCGGGGATCGTGCGCCGGGCCCTGCAACGAGCCTTCCGCACTATCAAGGGGCTGGTCGATGATTTCGTCGAGATCGGCAAGGATCTGATGAAGGGGCTCGCCGAGGGAATCAAGGACGGCGCCAAGGGCGTGCTCGACGCGGCGAAGGGTGTGGCCGAAGACATTGTGACCGCGCCGCTGTCCCCGCTCGGGATCGGATCACCGTCCCGCGTCTTTCGTCGCTATGGCGGGAATCTCATGGAGGGCTTCCGCGACGGGATCCGTGCTGGCCTGCGGCTGGTCCGCGACGCCTCGCGCGAGGCGATCCAGGAAACCAAAGACGTCTTCCAGCGGGGCGTCGAGGGGATCATCGACGCCTTCGCGCGCCTGCCCCACGGCCTCTCACGGACGACCTCCCAGATCGGGCGCCTCTTGCGCTCGCTGGCGTCGGTGGTTCGCCGGGCGGCCAACTTCGTCATGCAGGCCGTTCGCAAGCTGACCAGCGGGCTCGGCTCCCACCTGCACCTGCCGCGGCTTGAACTTGAGCTACCCGACCTGTCGCCGAGGGGTTTCGCCCGCGGCGGTGTCTCCCGCGAGCGCCACTACGAGGTCTCCGAGGAAGGCCCGCAGTACCCGGAGATCATCCTCGCGACTAACCCGCGCTATCGGCCCCGCAACCTTGGCCTGTGGGCGACGGCCGGCCGGATGCTCGGCGTCCCGGGCTTCGCCGAGGGTGGGATCGCCGGCGTCCCCGGCTACCCAGGAGAGCGCGCCTCAACGCGGGTCATGGGGGCGCTGCTGAGCTTTATTCGGCGCTTCAAGCTCTTCCTCACCGACGCCTTCGGGCCGGGGCACGCCTCGGCCGAACATACGCAGTACGGCACCGCGGCCGACTTCGTCCCGGGGCCGGGCGGTTCCTGGGAGCTCGTCGACCGCGCAGCGAGGGCGGCGGTGCAGTCGGGCTTCACGCCGGTCGGCTGGACGGGCGCGGGGGGCACCGAGGCGTGGTCGGGCCACGGTCCGCCATCGGTCGCCGGCGGCAACGCCCACCTGCACGTCACCTTCCTCACCGTTGCCGAGTACCTCGCGGGCAAGATCGCCGGCGCGGTTTCGGGGGCGGTCGCGGCACTGATCCCGAAGATCGGCGTCACGGGCGAGGGGCCGGTCGCCTCGGCCGCGAGGGCGGCGGTCGAGACGATGCGCGATGCCGGGAACGCCTTCATCGAGCGCCACCAGCCCACCGCCACCGCCGAGCTCGGCGAGATCGTTGGCGGCAAGGGTCCGGTCGCCCAAGTCGCGGCCCGGGTAGCTCGCGCGCTCAGCGCGCCCCACCGAGCGGTGCTGGCGCTCTTCGAGGCCCTGTGGGCCGAGTCGGGGATGGGCTCGACGTCGTCCAACGTCCTTCAGCTCCTACCCTCGACCGCAGCAGGGACAGGGATCGGGATGCGCGACGTCGCCGCGCAGGTGCAGGGCTTCCTGACCCGGGGCTACTACGGCAAGGGCGGCGCGATCGAGCTCGCCCAGACGACCAACTGGCCGGCTCACGTAATCGCCCAGGCGGTGCAGGGCTCGGCCTTCGCGTCGGGCTCGAACTACGCGGCGCAGAAGGCTGCGGCGCTCGCCACCCTGCGCGAGCTCGGCTATCGCGGCTTCGCGCTCGGCGGCCCGCTCACGAAGACGATGCTCGCGCTGATCGGCGCCGAGACCGGCGCCTCCGAGCTCGCGCTCCTGCCGACGGGGACGCAGATCGTCCCGGCCGACCTCACGGCGCGACTCAACAAGGCGCTGCTCGGGACGCCGGGGCAGGCTCCGGTCGGTCTCTTCGACGGTGCGGCGGCTGGGCGCGCAGGGCGCCGCGAGCCCACCGTCCAGAACTTCAACGTGACCACGGTCGACGGCGGCCCGCCCGATCCGGTGGCACTGCTGTCTAAGATCGGCGTTCTGGCTCGCCAACGAGGGGATATCTAATGGACCTGCTGCGCGTCTGCACCGACGAGGTCGTGGTTCGCGACTTCGAGGGCAACATCAAGGTCGATAAGCCCGTCCAAATCTACAAGCGCGACGCCCCGACCACGCTGGCGACGGTCTACGACGATCCGGTCGCCGGCGCCGCGATCCCGCAGCCCTGCCTACTCACCGACGAGCGCGGAATCGTCCGGCTCAACACCGGGGGCGAGGCGTGGGTCGACCAGTGGAGCTACAACGTTAAGGTCACCGGCGGCGAGGATCTTCGCTGGGAGGCGATCTCGGGTCGCGGCGCGCGGCCAGCGGGACCGGCTGACGGCACCGGCATCGCCGGCGAGTACCCGGACGAGGTCATCAGCTCGGGCGGCGGTGGCGGTGGCGGGGACGTAGACGCGCACAATGCGCTCACCGAGGGCATCCACGGCATCCCGACCGGCATGGCGAGCGGTCAGGGCTTGGTCTGGGATGAGTCGGAGAACAACTGGGACGCCGCGACGCTCGTCACGCCCGCGCAGATCGCCACACAGCTCGGCACCACTCCGAAGCGGACCTCGGGCGTCGATACGACCCTGCTCTTCACCGACGTCGGCGGCCGGGTCGATGTCGGCTCGACCGTCAACCGCGTCGTCACGGTCCCGCTCAACACCTACCCGGACGGGCCCGCAGTGGCCGACGGCCATAACCACGAGGTCACCCGCTCGCTGAAGATCGCGACGGGAGTGCCCGGAACGCTGACGATCCAGATCGCCGCGCCGGGCGTGCTTGCCAACCAGCTCGACGGAACCGAGGCGACCTCGTTCGTGATCGCCAACCGCCACGGCTCCGCTTTCCTGGTCTGCCAGATCGCCTCCGAGAATCGCTGGCTCATCAGCGGGCAGATCGCATGAGGAAGCTGAGGCGACACTCCCCACCCGCCCCCCCGGCGGCGACCGACTTCATCTTCCGCACTGCCGTCCACGAGGCGATCTGGACGCCGGTGCCGATGCCGCCCAACACCCCCACGGCGGGGGTTCGGCTGATGGTGCAGGACCAGGGCGAGGTCACTCAGCGCGGCAATCGCGCGAAGGCGCTATGGAACGCTGGCGTCTGGGCGTACCCCTGCTTGCGCACCCACTGGACGACCGAATCGACCGGCCCCTCGTCGGTCGAGTACCAGGGCGGCGTGGAGAGTCCGACCCGTCAGTTCTACCGCTCGAAGGTCGCGCAACTGCTCAACCTTATGGATGCGCCCGCGGTCGTCGGGGGCCCGAAGGTGCAGCGCGGCGAGATTTTCGAGGTAAATAACGAGCCCAATACGAACGCGACCATCCAGCGGGCGCTGCGCGCCCTAGCCGGAAGCTATGACCTGATTCGCGCGTCAGGGCGCAAGGTCGTCTGGGGCCACTGCCTCGGCGGCGGCTCGCCCTACGCGATGAGCCTGCTGACCGATCCGGCGCTGAATAGCAACCCGAACTCGATCACCGGCGGCGCAAACCTCTCCATGATTGACGCCTGGGCTCGGCACGTCTATAACGACTCCCCCTCGTTCATCGTCAACAACAACCTGTCGAGCCTGCGGACCCTGCTCGACAACAACGGGGCCGCCGGGATGGCTATTCACGTCACCGAGAACGGCTGGGTCCAAGATCGTCTCGGCAACGTTTCGAGCGGGCCGCCCTTCAACCGTACCTATACCGCCGCCGAGCAGCGCGACCGGATCGAGGCGCTGTGGGGTCTGTTCGCGGCCAACGGCTTTCAGAAGGTAAGGGACCTGATCCTCCACTCTTGGACATACTTCGCTTACTCCGACTACAATCCCGGCGACCCGACCTTCGGCAACCACTGTGGCCTCGTCGAGCAGGATACGCGGCTTTCGACGTACCCGAACTATCAGACGCTGGGCGGGCCGGGGACGCCGAACCCGAGCTGGAAGCCGCACCCGGTTCCCTACGATGCCCGCGCGAAGGGGGCCGGCACAGCCGGGCCGCCGCCCCACTTGACCGCGCCGATCTGGGGCTTGGCGTTGAAGTCGGTTCGCGACTTCCCGAAGGAAACGGCGATCTCGCTATGACCCCTGAAGTCGTCGTCACATCTGAGGTCGCCGCCTCCGGCGGCTTCCTCTGGGGCCTCGAAGGCCGCCACCGCTGGGACGGCCGGCTCACCCTCAACAACCTCGCGGTGTGGCCGCGCTACCACGTTCGCTCGATCCCCGGGCTGTCTTCGGCGGGTGACCCCGAGGACCGGCGCGACAATGCGATCGCGCGCCCCGGGGAGATCCCCCGCCGCAGCTTCCGGCGTGGGAAGACGGTCAGCTACGAGGGCGACATCGAGGCCCTCAACATGATCCAGTTGCGCGAGGCGATCCGCGACCTGCGCGCCGCCTTCGACGACGTCGCGACCGAGAAGCAGATGGTGGTCACGGCGCACCCGAGCTTCGCCGCGGGCTCGGCCTACTACTGGGCCCGCGCCCTCGAAGTGACGATCGGCGAAGAGCAGCTCGTGCCGCCGGGCCATATCACCCGTGGCTTCTCGCGGCCCTTCGCGGTCGCGGTGCGCTGGTCGGATGCCCGCTACTACGACGGCCTCCCGCATCTTGAGACCACGGGCTCAGTGATCGCCGGCGGCGGGGCGGCGCCGCCGTTCGTGCCCCCTTTCACCATCCCCGGCCCCGACGAGGGCGCCGGCGCGGTGACGCTGACCAGCGCCGGCACCACGCAGACCGACCCGACGATCACGATCTACGGCCCGGTCACGAATCCCCTAGTCGAGAATGTCACCCACGGCCTCAAGATCGCACTCACGGGGCTGGTGCTCGGGGCCTCGGACTTCGTCCGCTTGCAGTTTCATCCCCCGCGCCGCGTCCTTCTGCAAGGCACGACCGACGCGAGCGGGCTGATCGACGCAGACGACTCGAACTGGTGGGACTCCGACGTGGCCCTGCCGCTCGGAACGCAGACGATCCGCTTCGGCGGGAAGAGCATCAGCGACCCGGCGCGGGCCGAGATCGCGTGGAACGACGCCTACTCGTGAGAAGATGACCCCGTGACCGAGCAGCCGATTCTGTACGAGGACGCCGTCGAGATCACCGGCAAGGATCTTCGGTATCCCTTCGAGAACCCGGCCGGCGAGGGCGTGCAGGGCCGCGCCGACCTTCAGGTCACCGCCGGGACCGGCCTCGCGGTCAACGTCTCGTCGGGCACCGGCTGGGTCCGGGGCCGCACGATCGCCGACCAAGGCATGTATCGGATCCGCTGCTCAGCCACTAAGGCGTCGAGCGCGTTCGAGGCCGGGGGCATCCCGGCCAACTCGTCGGGCAACCCGCGCGTCGATCAGATCATCGCCAAGATTTACGATGACAGCGCCGATTCCTCGGGGCAGCGCAAGTGGCGGCTCGAAGTGCTGCCGGGCGTGGCGACCGCGCTGGCGGATCTCAACAACCGCAACGGCGCGATCGACCCGCTGCCGGCGGACTGCATCCTGCTCGCTGACGTCCTAGTCGCCAACGGCGCTACCTCGCTGACCTCGACCGAGATCCGCGACCGGCGCCGCTTTGTCCTTCGCTCCACGATCCCGCCCCTGCTCACTGCTATCACAGCGTTCGGCCTTGAGCCCGCGCCCCCGCTTCACGGCGAGCGATGCGAGGTCATCGCCGCCGACGATCTCAAGCAGGCGGCCGCTCTCATGTTCCTGCCGCGTCGCGCGACGTCGCTGACTCGCTTCCGTTGGAAGTACGCGCAAAGCGCGACGGCGCTCACCGGCAGCTATGTGCTGGCGCTGTATGACTCGATGGGCTACTTGATCGACGACACCGGCTCGGTCGCCTTCGCCGGAGCCGCCAACACCTTCAAGGAAGAGATCCGCGCCTTCAACGCCGGGGGCATCGAACTCGACGGCGGCTACTACTGGGTCTTGTTCGGGATCGACATTGGCGCAACTGGTGGGATCGCCTTCGACGGCATCAACACGACCCTGAGCGCCACGGCCGGGGCGCACCGGCCCGGACCCCCGACCCGGAATCTGCTGCTGCGCTCGTCGAGTGGCGGGCTCACGCCGCCCGCGACGCTTTTGGGGATGACCGACGTCGGCGCAGCGACTGCCGCTGCCGACAGCCTCCCGGTCCCACTGGTGGCACTCTCCGTCGGCGCGTAGTACCTCGTGGCCTGGAAGGTCCACTCCATGCTTCAGGCGCACGCCGACTTCGGCGCGCAAACGCCTGACGCCGACGACTTCCCCAGCGGCGCCTACCGGGTCCGGTTCCTGCACAGCCACAGCGCCACCCAGCTCGGGAGCTACCTCGCGGCGCTGACCGCCGGAGGCAAGTACGTCCTCCCCTATATCGAGGTCGAGAGCACCTACCCCTTTGTCAGCCCCGATGGCGTCGCCGACTCAAACCCTCGCCAAAGCGACGCGGCCTGGGATACGAAGATGCGCGCCTTCGCCACCGCGCTCGCTGCGGCCGGAGTCGAGTTCATCGAGTTTTCCAACGAGCCCAATCGCCCGGGCAACCTGACCGCACGGCACCGGCTCTGGGGCGCCTACGCCGACCGCCTTGGGAAGTCGGCGCCGATCTTCCGCGGGGCGGGGGTCGGGGTCATGCTCACGTCCCTCGGGCCCTCGGCCTTCAACGAGGAATGGATGCGGTTCCTCGCCTCGACCGGCAAGGTGGAGCACAGCATCGACGCGGCCGCGATCCACTGCTATTCAGGCGGCAAGCACGCGCCCCCGATCGGCACGCCGAACATTCAGAACCTGACGAACGCCGATCTACCCGACGCCAACGGGACGCCGCAGGACACCCTTCAGCGGACGCAGCACGCCCGCGCGGCGCTCGACGTCGCCTTCCCGTCGCGGCCCGAGCTCGACGTCTGGATCACAGAATCTGGATGGCCCTCGTACTGGGCGGCGACGCCCGACGCCCAGCCGGGGATTCTCGACCCGAGCCACCAGACCTACTCCACGCCAGCGCAGCAGGCGACCAAGCTCGGGGATCTGTTCACGCTGCTCATGGACAACGAGCCCGAGCCGGGGATCACCCACTGCCAACAGAACCGATGCCGGATGGTGGGCTGGTTCCACTCGACCGACTACCGCGACGGCACGACGCCCGACTACGCGACGCTGGCTGCGGGCTACACCTGGCCCGGCTCGGGGACGATCGAGATCATCCCGGGCCCGCCGGGCTTCTCTACCGACCTCGCTGAGTTCGCGAAGCAGATCCCCGATGAGCCGAACACACTCACGAACGGAACCCAGGTCGTCAACTACACGGGCACCCGACGCACCGGCGCAGGCACGGTGGCCGACCCGTACCGCTACTGGATCGACGGACTCTCGGGCGGCTCGGGCACCTGGGCCGCCGCAACGCAGGTCAAGTGGGACACCCCCGGCAACTGGGCGCACCACCACGGGATCCGCTACGAGCTCGGAACGCCCCGGGTCGTCGATCTCGGGTCCAACCACAAGCAGTCGTGGGCGGAGTTCGAGGCCGTCGCCGGGATCGGTAGGGGGACCGCCGGCGAGAAGCCGATGGTGACGCTCGCCGGCGTCGCCCCGATCGAAGCGACCAGGGCGACGGTGAAGGCCCTTATCAACCCGAAGGGCAAGGCGACCGAGTGGCGCTTCTCGTGGGGCAAGGACAAGAATCTCGACAACTACGAGGCGATCCAAAGTGCCGGCTCGGGCAGCGTCGACGTCGAGGCCGAGCACGTCCTCTCCGGCCTCGACCCCGAGACCGACTACTTCTACCGCTACACCGCCTGGAACGAGGCTGGCCTCGCCTGGTCGGAGGGGATCGGTGGCTTCAAGACCGAGGCCGTGCCCGAACCCGAGCCGCCGCCCGTGGTCTCGGCCTACACGCCGTATGAGCCGCTGCTGTCCTACTCACTGGTCGACGATCGGCAGAAGCCGCTCGCCTCGCTCGTCAACCGCAGGGCGGGCAGCTCGGGGCAGGTCGCGCTCAACGGCCAGCGGACGGCGACCGTCGAGCTCGCGGTTGAGGATCCCGACGCGGCGCTGATCGAGGCCGGGGTCTACCTGAAGGTGAAGCTGCGCAACGCGCCGCTCTTCATCGGGCGGCTGGTCCTGCCCGGCTTCAACCTCTCAAGCTCGGACATATCGACGCTCACGGCGGCCGCTGTCGATCCGTCATTCGCGCTGGTCCGTAACTTCATCAAGTTCCTTCGCCGCGACAGCACGAACTACGTCGCGCCGCCCCTCGACGGTTCGGGAGTGCCGACTGCACCGGCCCGCCGGGACGGCTCCTATTTCGTGTGGGCATGGCGCGGCGTCGAGCTTGAGCAGGCACACCTGCTGGCCTTCCTGATCGAGTGCGCCGACGCCTCCCCGGACGAGAAGGCGCGGGGCATCCCCAGCCACGGGATCAAGCGCGGCACGCTTCAGGAGGGCCCCTTCGACCGCATCTCCGGCGGCCACGTCGCGGACTATTCGACCGGGAAGAACACCTGGGAAGCGCTCACCGAGATCGCGGACTTGGAGAACGCCGTCGACTTCGAGCTCGAACCCGTTGATGCGGACGACGGAACCCTCTGCCTGCTCAACACCTTCTACCCGAGGCAGGGCACCGACAAGCACGCCACGGTCGAGCTCGACTTTGGCCTCGGCCGAAACAACGTCCAGGCGCTGACCTACCAGCCCTCGGGCGAGACCCTGTGCAACCGCTTTATCGCCGTTGGCAAGGCCGACCGGCGCGGCTGGGCATCGCAGATCGTCGCCGAGAACGCCGTCTCACAACAGCGCTACGGGGTGCTCGAAGATCACGATGCCTTCGAGACCCGCAGCATTGACCGCCTGCGCGCCAAGGCCCGCGCGCAGGTGGCGGCGCGTGCTTTCCCGGTCGAGTTCGTAGACGCGACCATCCTCGACGAAGACGAGCCCGGGGCCCTGCGCTTCGGCCCCGGTGACGACGACGACTTCTGGCTCGGCGACGTGGTCACGGTGCGCGCCCGTGAGCCCGAGGGTCTCGATATTGCTCCGGTGCAGCGAGTGACCGACGCCGCTTGGATCGAGACCGAGGCGGCGACGATCGAGTGGACGCTGACCCTCGCCGACTCCACCCTGTCGCCGGGGATCACCGACTTTCAGACCGTCGGCTTCATCGACCCGGAGGGCTGATGGCGCCCGTCCCACGACGCCCCGAGGTTCTGAAGTTACTCCGTCGGCTGGGCGTGGGGCAGCGCTCTCTCGCCGTGACGAGCCTGGGCGCGGTCGACGTCGCGACCGGCACTGCGCTTCTGTGGCCGACGGCGATCACGCTGCCCGAGGGCTACCTCGAAGCCAACGGTCAGAATGTCGGTCGGCTGGACTACCCCGAGCTGTTCACCATCTACGGGATTACCTTCGGGGCGGGTGACGGGTCGACGACTTTCAAGCTCCCGACCCTGACCAACTTCGCCCCGACCAACTTCCGCTACGTCATCCGGGCCTAGCGGCCCGCTCGGCGGCGGTCTCTTCCTCCGAGAGCAGCAGGTCGCGAAGTCGCCGGTGAGCGTGGCGCATCCCGTCTTCGAGCTCGGCCTGCGTCGGCGAGCGCCCTTCGTAGGCCGATCGCCAGTATGCCTTCGACTCGCGGAAGATCGCTTTGAGCTCGTCGTGCTCGGCGCGCACCGACTCGGCGCAGTCCGTCGGCGGAACCAGGGAGCGGAGGGCTGAGTACCAAGCCTGCTCGAACGGCGTCCCCTTGCGCTTGGATTCGGTGAGGACGATGCGGACCTGCTCGGAGGCGTTCACACCGGGGCGGAAGGGTAGCGCGTCGACAAGGCGGCTCGGTAGAGTCGAAGCGTGAGCGGGCTAGAGATAGCGGCGATCATTACGGCCATCGGAGGGATCATCGGGGTCCTGATCGCCGCGTCGCGCTATCAGCGCGAGGACGCCGGGGCGCTCGTTGCGCAGCAGGGCGCGATCGTCAGCGGGATGCGCGAGCTGAACGGCGAGCTGCGGTTGGCGCACAAGGACTGCGCCGCCGTGAGGGATGAGCTTCAGCGCAAGGCGCTCGCAGAAGCCGAGAAGCTGAGCGTGGTCACCGAGGCGCTCACCCGCGCCCTGGCCCGCGTAGCGGAGTTGGAGGCGATCGCGAACGGGGAGGCGCCGAGTGGCTGACGAGTTCGAGAAGAAAGCGGACGCGCTTGAGGAGTCGGCGAAGATCACAACCCGCCTCTTCCACCGACAGACCTTCAACCTCTTTGCCCTGGGCCTGCTCGCCGTTGCGACCGGCCTCCTGTTCTACTTGACGATCCACGAATCGTCGGAGCGAGCCAAAAACGACCGGGAGGCGATCACCGCAAACCGCGAGGCGATCGCCCGAAGCCGCGTCGCGATCGCCAACACCCGCGAACTGGGCTGCCGGATCGGAGGCTTGCTGATTGAGACCCCGGTGGTGAAGCGCCCGGAGATCCCCCAGAAGGTCTTCGAGCAGCAGCTCGCGAAGCTGCTCGCGTTCCTCGAAGCGCTTCGCGACCTCGACTGCCGGGGCCTGGGATCGGTGACGACGGCGAAGATCGAGGCGCAGGTGCAAACGATCAAAGAGGCGGGAGGTGGTCGGCAGTCCGGGTCAACCCCCGGTCAGCCGCCCGGCCCGCCGTCGGGCGGGCCCCCACCCTCGCCCGGCCCAGGACCGGCGCCACCACCGCCCCCGAGGCCCGGCCCAGGACCACCCGGGCCACCAGGACCGCCAGGACCGCCGGGACCACCGGGCCCCCGTCCGTTGCCGATTCCCGATCTCGTCTGCGAGCGCGTCCCGGTGCTGTGCGAGTAGCCTCAGTGGCGTGAGCGCCAACGGCCGCCTTAGCCTCGGCGAACTGGCCCCCGTCGCGGGCGGGATCACCAGCGGCGGTTTCACCGGCTCAGGGATGCTGGCTAACCCAGCCGCGGCCGCCTGGAACGCCTTCGCGGTCGAGTGCCGCAAGCACGGTGCCAACCCCACCTTCAACGGCGGGGATTCCGCTTACCGCAGCTACGAGCGCCAGGTGTATTGGCGCAACTACTGGTGCGGCCAGGGCAACTGCGCGAACGCCGCCACCCCCGGTTTCTCGAATCATGGCTGGGGCCTCGCGGGCGACGTGCCGCCCTACACCCAAGCGCAGATGCGCGCCTACGGGGGACCGTTCGGTTGGGGGCCCTGCTCCGACGCCCCGTGGGAGTCGTGGCACCGCAAATGGTGCGCCAACTGGCATGGCAAGGACCCCGGCCCTGACGGTCACGGCGGCGGCGCCCCGCCTGATCGCTACCCGACGCTTCGGCGCGGGTCCTCGAAGCGCGGGGCGGTACGCCGGGCCCAGCGGCACCTGCGGCGCTGGAACGTCGGCATCGCTCGGCCGAAGGTCGACGGCCACTTTGGGGGGCAGACCTTCGCGGCGGTGTGGCAGTTCCAGCTCGTCCACGGGCTGAAGCCCGACGGCGTGATCGGCAAGCACACCTGGGCGCGCATCCGGCTCAAGGATCACTTCCTGAATGACGAGCGCTCCTGGCTCAACCACCTGCGGCTGACCAGCGCGCGGATCGACCGCGACCACCGGCGCGCGACGAAGCGCGAGCAGGTGAGGCGGCGCCGACTGCGGCGGGAGTGCGCCAAGCGCGCCCACTCGATCGTCAAGGTCTCCCGGCAACATGGCTGGAAGGATCACCACCGGCGGGCGCGCTTCAAGGTGCTGCGCCACGCCGCAGCGTATGCCTACTAAACAAAGGAGAATCACATGCTGACCTACCTCTGGGCCCGGCTTCGCGAGGCGTGGCCCGTCAACCGCGTCGTCGCGGCGCTGACCCCGATCGTCTTCGTCCCGGCCGCGGGCTTCATCGCGACCTGGGTCGCCGTTCACTTCCCGGGCCTGCCGCCGATCGACCCGGGCTGGCTCACGGGGATCTTCGTCGCTGGCGCACTGACGGCAGGAACCACCGCCTACAAGTGGCTGGATGGGTGGCAGAAGCACGAGTTCGTCACCCGGGCGCCCGGCGTCCGTCTCGGCGGGGATCCGCTCGACCATCCCGCGAGCAGCGACATTCACCCCGACGACGCGGTGCCGGATATCGACGATCTCGACGGCGAGAAGGGGAAGGCCGCTGAAGCCGAGCGGCTGGAGTGATGCCCGAAGTGGTCGTCCGCGACGTCGTCACCCGCGGCGACTTCCTCGAAGGGCTGCTGCGCTTCCTCGACTACCCGGTCACCCGGCACAATCGCGTCGCCCTGGTCTCGTGGATCACGGCCGAGGGTGGGCCGAGCCTCGATGATTCCTTCGACCCGGAGCAGGCCCGGTTCAACCCTCTGAATACCACCCAACCGATGCCGGGCGCAACGGCCTTCAACTCGGTGGGGGTCCGCAACTACGTCTCGCTCGCGCAGGGGATCGAGGCGACGGCGAAGACGCTGCTCTTCGACGGTCATGGCTACCGCGCCATTCGCCGGCACCTGCGTCGCAACCACCACCCGGCGAGGACGCTGCGCGCCGTCGAGCGCTCCGATTGGGGGACCGGGGGGCTGGCGCTGAGGGTGCTCCCCGGCGTGCGGGACCATTACTCGCAGTACGCCGCCAAGCCAATCGGGCAGTGAACCGCTGGGTCGTGTAGCCTTTCCCGCCGTCCGATAGCGACGAAAGGGAAACCCCTCAGACGCTGAGCTGCGGCACAGGACGATCACCGCCGCAGCACCCCCAACCGAAAGGAGCCCGCCTCTCATGAGACGGACCCCAATCGCGCTGCTTTGCACGGCAGCCTGCGCGATTCTAGCCATACCCGTAAGCGCCCTGGCTACACCTGAAGTCGGCCAGAAGAACAACGGCTATTCGATCTGCGACGAGCAGGCGATCCGCCTGTACGTCCACGGGATGCACCGTGGCCTCGACCTCGGGCGCAACCGGATCGAAGACGGCAAGCTACTCAAGAGCGGCAAGGTGATCCCCGAGCCGCATCCCTGCCAGTGGCGCGACTACCTCGACGCGCAACTACACCCGGTCGTTGAGTCGGCGCCGGTTGCCTCGTCCGGCTCTGGATTTGTCGCGCCGGCGCCGACACCGACGAGCGTACCGCCGAGCTCGGGCGGCTGCCCCGCGTCGATGGCTGGCGAGAGCTCGTTGCCGACTGCCGTGAACGCGAGCTCGGGGGCGGCCGGCTGCTTCCAGATCGTCCCGTCGACCTGGGAGGCATACGGCGATCCGAACTACGCCTCGGCCGATCAAGCGCCGATGGACGTACAGACCGCAGCCATGCAGCGGATCTGCGCGGCTCAGGGCAACGACGCATGGACCGCTGCTGACCCCTGCTGACGCCGTCGGCGGCTGAGGCTAGTGTCCGAGCAGTGTCGCCTCGGCGCAACCGCAACGCGAAGAAGCGCGCCCACCCGGGCACGCCGCGCCATAAGGGGCGAACGCAGAAGAAGGCCCCGCTGACCCCGCTGCGCGGGCTGCACCCGAAGCGCCGCAACGTCTGAGCCGTCCGCAGCGCCCCGTACGGTGAGCGCCGGTGGATCAACCCGACCGGACGTGTGGATACTGCGGCGCAAGCCTCGAAGGGGAGCGGCGCAACAAGCTCTTCTGCAACGCCAAGTGCCGCCATGCGGCCTGGGCTCAACGCGAGCAGGCGAAACCGTTGTCAACGCTTCCTGCGGGCTGTCGGCGGCTACGTGACGGCCGCCTGAGAACCGTGATCGGGCCCGAGCTGACGATCACCGTCCCCGCCGACTGGCCGGATCGCTCCGAGCGTTTCTGGGAGGGGGTCCGCCAAGCAACCGGCCGCACCCCTTCACCGCACCGCCCCGGTTGACACCGGACTACACGCGGCGCCCCGGTTCCCTATACTTGTAGTCGTGAGTCAACCCACTAGCCCGGAAGGGGCCACCATGAATCAGACGCAAGTGTTCGCCGAGGAGCTTATGGTCGGCGACGAGATCGACTCGCACGACGACCTGATCCATACCGTTGAGCAGGTTGAGCTCTTCGACGGGAACATGGTCAAGATCCGCGTCGAGCGATCCGATGGCTCGGAATACACGACCGAGCTTGAGGGCGCGTCCCGCGTCACCTTGCGCGAGGCGTGACTCCTACACCCCGCACCGAGCTCGACCGGATCATGCGCGAGCAGGGCCGTGGCAACTGGTGGCTTGCCGAGCAGGTCGGCGTCTCGAAGCAGATGGTCTCGCTATGGCGCGCCGGCAACCGCCGGCTGACCGACGAGCGCCGCAAGCAGATCGCCGACGTTCTCGGGATTCGTCCCGACGAGCTCGGCGATAACCGAGGCGGACCATGAGAGAGACCTACGCCAGAGGCCGCAAGCTGCACACCCGCGCCACGGTCGAGCAGGTGATTGAGCTGGTCCGCGAGCGCGGCGTCATGAGCGTGTCCGAGATCGCCGAGGCGCTCGACATCTCGACGGGTAACGCTCGCGGCAAGGCCGACAGCGCCGTCTACCGAAACGAACTGGTCCGCGATGAGTATGACGACCAAGGGTGGCCGCTCCATCATCTTGACTGGCGCTACTGCGAGGCGTGCGAATGAACTACACCGTGATCGTCGACGGGCAGACCCAGCAGGGCACCGGCCTGCCGCTGGTCGAGGCCGCCCGCCGCGTCGCCGACGCTCGCCGGCGCGGGGCCCGGATCGAGGCCCGCGTCGTGCTGCCGGTCGGCGGCTGGCGGCTTCTGTCCCACCTTGAGACAAAGACCCTCGCCGAAGCGGCGGCGATCGAGCTAACGAGGGGGAGCCGATGAGAATCACCGAGATCACCGAGGGCGCCGAGTACGGCGCGGTGCTCGGCAACTACATACCCTCACGGCCTCGCGATCGGATCGCGAGAATCCGCAGGGTGCGTGTCGTCTCGACGAAGGCGACGGCGTTGCGCCGGGGCGGCAGCAGCTACCGGACGAAGCGCCCGGTGCGAGCGGTCGAAGTCGAGGCGCTCGAAGCGTATGACGACCGAGGCTGGCGCGGGACGAAGGTCGAGGTCGGCGATCGCCGGGTGATCGAGTCGCGCTTCGTGCTCGGCCCCTGGTCGGAGATCGCGCGGGAGATCGAGGAACACCGCGCGGCCGAGCTCGATCTCGAAGAGCGCAACAACCGAGCCGAGCGCGTCGGCGAGGCGATCGTCAACGATCTCGCCTCGCACTACAAGATCGACCCCGACGAAGCGCGGATCGGTCCCCGCGCCGGCGACCTGTCGATCCGAATCTCCGAGAGCGAGGTCGAGAAGATCGCGGAGGCGATCGACTGATGTATGGAGACTGCGGCAACCCCGACTGCGAGCTCTACGGGGAAATGAAATACGGCGTCGAGGCGCTCGAACGGTGCAAGGTGTGCGGCTCGCCGCTTCGGATCCCTTGTGAGGACGACGTCATCGAAGAGCCCGACGAGCCCACCGGCACCCCGCCCCGCGGCCCCGAGTGGGAGGACGCGAGGGGGCGGACGCCGTGACCGAGAAGCCAAAGGATCACCGCTCATGGTGGGACCGGCTGGTCGACTGGCTGCTGCGGAAGGTCGGCTACTGATGCGTGACCGCGAGAGCACCGACCTAGAGGGCGCCGCCCACTTCGCGGCCGCCGATGCCGAGCCCGAGGACCCGCCGAGTCCGGCCGAGTACGAGCCGCCAGAGGGGCACCGATGGTATGTATGGCACTGCCCGATCTGCGGCAAGCAATACCGAGGACCCGGAGGGCACCACGTAGCGGGTGACGATCGCGCGACGAGCTGCTTTCACGATGGCGAGGCGCAGCCGAAGTTGAAACGGACCGAGGTAGTCCCCCGCTTCGAGGCGATCCTGGGGCTCTACACGGGGCGGCACGACCTGTGAGCGCCGCCGCCGATCTGAGTACCATGTTGACCGTGAATCAACCTCCCTCGCTATGGGCCTGACTAGCTTCCTGATCGGCCGCTACACCGGCCGACGTGCCGAGCGGCGCCGGATCGTCCGCGCGCTGCAAGCTGCGGAGGCTGAGGCGATGGCGAGGCGAAACGGGCGGCCGCATACGGCGACCGCCACCGAACGGAAGGGAAGCGCATGACCGAGACCGACCGACCGACCGCACCGCCTGATCTTCCAGACCAGGACGCCAGCCCACCCGACCCCAGCGAGGAACCCACCAGCGCCCAGGCCGTCGGCGGCGAGGTTGTCCCCGACCACGTAGGTTGGTCTCGTCTCCCTCGGGTAGATGCACCGCGAGCCGACCACGAAGAGCGGGCCCTCGTGCGCCACGTCGAGCACGAGATGGGACTCGCGCCAGCGAGACGGGACTACCGGGCCGCGGTCGAGCTCGGCCACGTCCTCGCCCGCTCGGGCTTCTTCAAGACGGCCAACGACCCGGCGAAGGCGGCGGTGAAGGTCATGGTCGGCATGGACCTAGGGATCAGCCCGACGGCGGCGATCATGGGCGTCGACATAATCGACACCGGCGACGGGCCCTCGATCGCGCTGCGCGGTCGGCTGCTTGCCGGGATCCTCAAGGCCTCGCCGAAGTACCGCTTTGAGATCCTCGACCGCGACGACCAGCAGTGCTCGTTGCGATTCTTCGAGGCCGGGGCGCCGTGGCCGGGGCAAGTGACCGAAGACCACCAGCTCCACCCCGACATTACCTTCACGATGGCCGACGCCGAGCGTGCCAGCCTGACCAACAAGAAGAACTGGAAGCAGTACCCCCGGGATATGCTCTACTGGCGCGCGCTCGCCGAGGGGGTCCGGGTCCACTGTCCCGATATCACGACCGGCACCCCGGTCTACACGACCGAAGAGCTGAATCTCGACGAGGACACGCCGGCGCTCACCACGGCGCTCGGAGACCGGGCGCAGCCCCTCACCGACGAGAAGGCCGAGAAGCTGCGCAAGGACGCTAAGGCGGCGTATGACCAGTTGCGCGAGCTCAACCCCGGGCTCCTGCCGCCGGGGCAGTTCAACAAGCTGGTCCGCGACGCCGAGCACTCGCACGAGCGGCTCGTTGGCGTGGTCGAGCAGGTGGTCGACCTGCGCGACGTCGAGGGCGAGATCAACGAGGGCCTCGAAGGGATCAAAGCGATCAGCGAGGACACCGCCGCCGAGACCGAGCGCAAGATCGCCCGGGTTATGAACCGGCGCGAGGCGCTCGGGATCGTCCGCGAGGATCTCGATCGGGTCGAGAAGGCCGAGGCGAAGCTGACCGCCGAGGGCAGGGGGACGCCCGATGGCTGAGGCGGCCGCGGAGGCCACGATCTATGTCTGCATGAACGACGACTGCGGCTATCCGTGGGCTCCCGAACCGCAGCCATGCCCTCGGTGTACGCATGAGCTCTCGCCGCACGTCCCGGCGGACCATGCCCTCGAACGGCTCGCCGACCTCGAAGAGTTGCGCGAGATCGAGAAGCGGATCCCGGCGCTTGTGCGGCGACAGGAAGCGTTCCGCGATGAGATCGTCCGCGCCACCCTCGGCCAGCCGATCGACGCTCTCAGCGACCGCCGCGATGAGCTACTTAAGCGGCTATGGCCGAAGGCTTACGGGGGAGAGAAGGACGGCGGGGGCGTTGGGAGTGGCGTCCCCGCCGATCCCTCCGAGGGCTTCGAGACGGAGTGGACGCCGTGAGCGGCACGACCCCGACCGACGCCGCCGCCGCCCTGCTACGGATGCGCGACCTGTCGGGCTGCGACGCCACCGTCCACACGATCGACGGGTACGACGGTGAGAACCAGTTTTGTGTCCACCCGCGCTCGCTCGAAGACGAAGAGTTCCGGGCGCCGACACTCGAAGAGGCGTGCCGCAAGGCGCTGGCCCACTTGGCGAGGATCGTATGAGCTCGGCCCTTCAGGAGCGAGCCACGGCCCTCGCGGCTGGGGGTACGTTCATCGGTGGCCCGGCCAAGGACTTCGAGGCGGTGGGGCGGTTGCAGCTCGTGACCCTGCTGCGGGAGGGGCTGCGTCCCGACTCACGGGTGCTCGACGTCGGCTGCGGCTGCCTGCGGGGCGGCTACTGGCTGATCCACTTTCTCGACCCCGGCTGCTACTGCTGCATCGAGCCCGACCGAGAGCTGGCGCGGCTGGGGCGCGAGCACATCCTTGAGCCGGGGCTTGCCCAAACGAAGCGCCCGCGCTGGGACGGCAACGACTCCTGGGACTTCTCGGTGTGGCGCGAACCCTTCGACTTCGTCCTAGCGCGCTCGGTCTGGACGCACGCCTCCAAGCGGCAGATCGGGGCGATGCTCGACAGCTTCAAGGACACGGCGGCGCCGGGCGCGAAGTTCCTCGCGTCCTACTACCCGGCTGGCTTGCTGACTCGGCCCGGCGCGATCGTCGCCGGCGACTACCAGGGGGACGAGTGGCGAGGTCGCTCGCACGAGGGCGGCGCCCCCGAGGTCGTCAGTCACTCTCGGCGCTCGATACAGCGCCTGTGCCGCGAGCGCGGGCTTGAGGCGACGGAGCTACGGCGCGGAGTGCTCAACGGCCAGCGCTGGCTGAGGATCGAGGCGGTGGTCGCGTGAGATCGGACCATCCGACCCTCCCCCGCATGGAGCGGCTCGACCCGCCCTTCACGGTGAAGGCCGGGGAGACGATCTGGCTGGGTTGGGAGCAGCCCCGCGCCAGCTTCACGGCCCATGACGTCTCAGTGCAGAGGATCGACGGTGGCGTCTGCTTCCGCCACCACAGTCGTTTGAGTTGGTGGTGGCTGAGGTTACGGCGGTCGCTGTGAGCTACGCCGGCCAAGAGATGCGCTGCCCGGATCCCGACTGCGCCGAGCTCGTGCTCTGGGCCACCGGCGAGGATCCGCCCGAAGAGTGCCCCGGCTGCGGCACGCCGCTGAACTGGGGCGCCGGCGACGAAGAGCCGGTCTACCTCGACGAGCTGGAAGAGCGCCACGATGCCCGCTGAGCCCGAGCGCCCGACGATTGACGAGGCCCGCCGCGACGAGGCCCGCCGCGCGCTCCTGACTCCGCTGGCCTTCGAGCTTCGCGATGGTCTCGTCAGGTCTGGGATCGCCACGCCCGAGCAGGGGGAGCGGCTTATCACCGCGCTGTGTGAGATCACGGTCGAGCGCCTCGGGCGCGAGGCCGAGGCTTCCATGGTCGAGCAGGCGCAGCGTCTAGCTGAGCGCAAGTGGTGGGAGTTTTGGAAGTGATCCCCGCTGAGCCGTGGCAAGAGGATCAGCGCGACGCCGCCGAGCGCGACGTCAGGGAGTTGAAGCGCGCGCTCTTCGGGGCGGTGTCGGCCGTCAGGCACGAGCACAAGGTAGAGGGCGAGGCGGGACGGCTGCTGGCCGCAGCGCTGATGCAAGCAGCCGCGCGCCGGGTCGGCGACAACGTCTGCCCGCACGTTCCCGGCGTTCTGCGCGGCGACCTGAGTCCGATGCCGATCCTCGTGCTCCTCGGACCCGGACTTGCCACCTGCGCCCGGTGCGTCCCGTCAGTGATCGCCCGGATGGGCCCCGAGGTCGACGACGGCCGCTGCGACCTATGCGATCAGCCGAGCGAAGAGTTCGTGCCCTTCGCCGTGTCGGCCGCCGGGATCGCCTTCCACGGCGACGCCTGCCCCGCCTGCTTCGATGACAAGATTCGGCGACCCGACTAGGTAGAATCGTTGACTGTGAATCAACCAACCTCGCCGCGTGAGCGGATCAATCAGTTTGGCCTGATCGGCATCCTGCTAGTCGCGTGGGCTGGTGATCGTCGCGTTACCGCGTGCCCGCCACTGTGGCAAATCTGCTTCGGCTGGTATCTGTCCGTGCGCGCCTTCCGCAGTTACCCGCACGTCGAGCGGCGGTTGAGGGTGCTGTTCGACGAGTTCGGCTATGACTACTGAGCCGCAAGGCGGCTGGCGCGACCTGCCGCCGATAGACGAGGCCGAGCGCGCCGCCGTCGAGATCGGCCGCGAGCCCTCGCAGACCTTCCTTGGCTGGTTCGACGTCTGCCGCCGAGCCGCCTTTTTGTACGCGAAATATCACGGCGGGGCGGGCAGTCATCAGATGGACCGGGGGACCGCCTTCCACGAGGCCGTCGCCGAGCTCACCCGTGAGCTCGTTGAGCGCGGCGAGAACTCGATTCCACCCGAGCTTGGTCTCGACCGGCTAAACGAAGTGTTCGAGCGGCGTCTCGATCTTCAGGTCCCGGCATACGAACGCGACCAGCTCCGCGGGATGATCTACAACTGGTGCGTCGGTTCCTTCTTTCAGCCCGACCGCGTGATCGGGGTCGAGCAGGAGCTAACCCTCGAAGTCGGCGAGTGGACGATCCGCTGCCGTGTCGACCTGATCGAGCAACCCGCCCACTGGATGCTCGACGTCATTGACTACAAGACCCAGAAGGCGATGCCCCGCACCGGCGCCGACGAGGAATGGGCCACCGGCGGCTTCGACGACAACGGCAACCCCCGCTTTGGCGGCAACTTCCAGACGCAGGTCTACGCGCTGGCGGTGGCCTTCGGGCAGACCGCCGCCGGTGTCAACCTCGGCGCTGGCGTCGAGCGCTTCCGGGTCTTCCTGCGCTTCCCGCAGTACCTCTACGAAGAGGGACTCGGCTACCGCGATGCGGTGATCGACCGAGGTCAACTGCTCAACTTCCGGCTCGACCTCGAATCGCAGCTCCGGGGTCTCGCCGAGTCGATCGAGACCGGCAAGTGGCAGCCGAAGCCGGGCAACCACTGCCAGCGCTGCCCGGCGAAGTATGAGTGTCCGCTGCCTCCCGTCCTGCGGCCCGAGTCCCAGCTCGCCGACGTCGACGACCCGGCTCGGATCGAGACCCTCGCCGCCAACTGGCACTTCATGGCCGACCGCGCCTCGGATCTGAAAAAGCGGATCGGGCCAGCGGCCGAGCGGCTCGGGATGACCGTCGAGTATCGGGGCGAGCAGCGCTGCGGGGTCTACATCGGTGACAATCTGGCGCTCGTCTACGTGCCCTATGAGCGCGAGTCGCTGAAGCAGGGCCACCTGCCGAAGATCCGCGAGGGCATCGAGGGCGCGGTCGAGTACGGCCAGCCGTTCGAGCTCAAGGATCACGTCAGCCACTCGCAGGGAACCGAGTTCGTAAAACGAAAAGTGGCGCCACGGCGCCGGGAAGGTGGAGACGATGGGCGTTCGACTGACTGACCCCGCCAACGTGGCGCTGTATGACTCGGTGACCGGCTGGGCCTTCGGGACCACGTTCCCGAGCGCGGAGCACGCCGAGGACTTCCTGCGGTGGCTTGCCGAGAGCGACGACCGTGACGCCCGAACCATCGAGGACAACGAGCTAGAGGCGCTGATCGCCCGCTGGCGCTCCGAGCGCGTCAACGACGAAGGTGATCTGATAGAGCCGACCCCCACGGAGGCCTGAGATGCCCAGCTACACCGTCCTCGTCTCGCTCGACGGCGGCCGGACCTTCGCGGTGCGCCAGGGTGAGCCCGTCAAGGCATCGAGCCGAACCGCTGCCGCCGAGAAGGTGCGGAAGGCCGACCCGGCGCTCCGCAAGAACGAAGAGGCGCAGTTCCTCGCGCTCGCGCCGTTCGCCCCGATCCGCAAACGCTTGCAGTTGGTCGAAGCGTGGCGCTGGGGCCCGGCCGACGACGACGCGCCGGCGCAGGGGGAGCTCGGTGGCTGACCCGCTGCGCATGGTCTCGTGGTTCACGTATGACGAGCCGCTTGAGCCGCTGCCGCCTGACGTTCAGCGGGAGTTCGAGCGGCGGTGGGACCGCTACGTGCGCGCCCTCGAATGGCGCGACCTCGTCGACGAGGCGCTCGCAGGAGTCCGGGCCGCCCTGCGAAAAAGCGGGGCGGCATGAGTCCGCGCGAGGACACCTGCCAGTCCTGCGGCGCCCCGATCGTCTGGGCCGGGACGCTGAAGGGCAAGAGGATGCCGCTCGACCGCCAGCCCGACCCCGACGAGGGCGACTACCTCGTCGCCGCCGCCAAGAGCCCGAACGGGGCGCTGCTGGCGATCAGGATCACGAACCTCAACGGCAAGGCCCGCGAGGCCGCCAAGCGCCACGGCGTACAACTGCGCACGTCACACTTTGGAACCTGTCCTGACCGCGAGAAGTGGTCGGGCACGACTAGGAAGGAACGCGATGATGGGAAAGCCATACGACCCGAAGCCGGAGTCCGAGCAGCCGATCCCGCCGCCGCAAGCCGAGCGGACGGCGACGGTGAGGGTGAGGCAGCCGGACGGTAAGCGCGCCTACCGGATCGAGATGGACAGCGAAGGGGTCGCGATCCACGACGACGGCGGGATCAGGTTCACCCCGGCCACCATCGACCTCGACGCGCTGATCGAGGCCGTTGAGCTACTCAAGGATGCCAGCCAACCAGGGCGACGGGCGGCGCAGCAGTGAAGCCCCGCCTCGACCCGATCACCTTCGCGCTCGGGATGATCTGGCGCAGCCTATGGCACCAGTAAGCCTCCGCATCTCCCGCTCGCTCACCATGCCGATCGACGCGATCACGCGCACCTTCGGCATTGTCGGCCAGCGAGGAACGGGCAAGAGTTCGACCGGAGTTGTGCTGGTCGAGGAGATGGCCGCTCACGCGCCGTTCGTGGTGATCGACCCCACTGGCGCTTGGTTCGGCCTGCGCACGAGCAGGGATGGCAAGCGCGCTGGCCTGGACTGTGTGGTGCTGGGCGGACACGAAGGCGATGTGGCGCTTGAGCCGACCGGCGGCCAGGTGGTCGCCGACCTCGTGGTTCGGGATCGCTACTCGCTGGTGCTCGATCTGGAGTTGATGCGCAAGGGCCAGCAGATCCGCTTCGTGGCCGACTTCTTAGAGGCGCTCTACCACGGCAGCCGGGAGGCGACGTTCGTGGTGATCGACGAGGCTCACCGCTTCGCCCCGCAACTGACCGGGGCTCGCAAGAGCGGCAGCGGAGACATCATGCGCTCGATCGGGGCGGTGGAAGATGTGGTGAAGCTGGGGCGCCGCAAGGGACTCGGTGCGGCGGTGATCTCACAGCGCGCCGCGTCACTCAACACCGAGGTTCTGGAGCAGTCCGAGACGCTGATCGTGCATCGCCTGATGGGTCCGAACGACCGCAAGGCGATCGCCAACTGGTTCGAGGCTCAAGGCTCCCCCGAGGACGAGAAGGTGGCCCTAGCTGCCCTGCCCCGCCTTGCTCGGGGCGAGGCATACGTGATGTCACCCGCCTTTCTGCGCGTGTTCGGCGAGTTCAAGATCCGGACCAAGGGCACTTACGACTCCTCGCGAGAGCCCGATGTAGGCGAAAAGATCACCGCGCCGAAGGGTCGGGCCGACGTTGATCTTGAGGCACTCACGGAGCGAATGGCGGCGACGATCGAGCGCGCCAAGGCCGAGGACCCGAAGGAGCTTCGCAAGCAGCTCGCGGCCGAGCGCAAGCGCATCAAGACGCTGGAGCACGACCTGGAGCAGCGCCCGGCCGAGACGAAGGAAATCGAGGTCGAGAAGCTGGTCGAGGTTCCGGTACTGGCGAACGGGGTCGTCGACCAACTCCAAGAGGTCGTGCGTGCGATGTTGGATGCGGCCCAGGGCATCCAAGGTGAGTTGGCGAAGGTGTCCGGCTGGAAGCCACCGCAGCGACGGCCGGCGGAGCGGCGAACGGAAGCGCCACGTCGGCGGCCTAGCCGTGCAGACGAGCGCCCCGCGGGCGCCGCTCCTCCGGCTGCCGAGCTGGATGACGACGCCGAGCTCCCCCCGGCGGCGCTGAAGTTCCTCCAGACGCTGGTTCGCCAGCACCCGATGGCGATGACCCGCTCCCAGATGGTCACCCTCTCGGGCTACTCCCGCAAGTCGAGCACCGTCCCGGCCGCGATGACGGTCCTCAGAAACCGGGGCCTGATCGTGGAGCGCGGGAGCCAAGTGGAGCCGTCCGATGCCGCCTTCGACCTACTGGGTGAGGAGCCGCAGGAGCCGCTTTCACCGGATGAGGTGATCGAAGGCTGGCGCCAGGCGCTGCGACGAACCCCCGCCCCGCTGGCCTTCTTCGAGGCCCTAGTGGACGCGCACCCGGAGGGCCTGGTGCGGGAGGAGCTCGTTGAGCGCGCCGGCTACTCGATGTCCTCAAGCACGGTCCCCGCCGCCCTCACGACCCTCCGCCGGAACGGTCTGATTGAAGAAGACGGGGGCGAGATCCGAGCGAGCTCGAACCTGTTCGTGGCGGTGTCGTGACCGAAGTGATCGAAGGAGAAGGCAGATGGCTGAGCAGCCGAAGGTGAGCAGCGAGGGGCAGCCGACAATCCCCGAATCCCAAATTGAGGCACGGGGGCTGGTGACGCACGAGTATCACCTGCGGGTGATTAGGGCTCTAGTTGCTGAACGCGACGAAGCCCGCACCGAGATCGAGCGGCTGGAGCGCAAGGTGGCACAACTCAACGAGACGGCGCAGGAAGTCGTCGGGGCGATTAGAGAAATCCGGCTAACCAAGACCGAGCCGTGGGGCCATCGAATTTACGACGCCCTTGCCGCTTTTGCCGCCCTCGCTGCCGATACCGAGGAGGAACCCGATGGGTGAGACATCGACCAAGGCGAAGTGGCCTGAGCTTCAAGCGGCCCTCAGAGCACTTCCGGTGGGCATCAATGGAGCGATTACGCTGGTTCGGGCCGGTCCTCAAATGGCGAAGGCGCTGGCGCTTATCGCGGATACCACTGAGGGTGCCCATCTTCCCGAGCCGGTTCGTACGGAGTTCCGAGTCGCCGTTGACCTGCTCGGTGGTGGCGATGGGCTGATTCACGATGACTCACCCGGCTGGGAGGAGCGACGTGGCGATCGGGAGAAGGTCCAAAGGTGGGTCGCCCTCGCTGCCGATACCGAGGAGAAGGAAGATGCGTGAACGGGACTGCGAGTTCCTGCGACGAGTGGTAGCCGGTGGCGCTGAGGGGATCAACATGGGCATGGGCGACACCTCCGCGACCAAGCGACTCACGGCGGAGGGCCTTGTCCGTTGGGAGCAGGCACACCCATTCGTTGCCCGTGTTTACGCGACCCATAAAGGCTGCGCTGTCCTCGGAACCAAGGACGATCTACTTATTGACCCCGAGACAGGTTGGGCGTTCCTCGCTGCCGATACCGAGGCTGACGAGAGAGGCGACGATGGGTGAGAAATCATCGAGTACCAAGCGGGAGCGACCGACGCCTACCTGCCCTCGGTGCAAGTCAGCCTATGTGAAGCTGGAGTGGTCGCCGCTCTACCGCTGTACCGATTGCGGAAAGCTGTTCGAGGCGGTGTCCTAATGCCCACGAGCAACAAGGCAGCCGTTGCACTCGTCGCCGCAGCGGCGGTGGTGTGGCTTGTCATCATCCACGGAGTCGCGGCATGATGGCGTGGCCGGCGACCCAGATCACCCTGGCCGACGCGCTTGAACGGGAGCGCATCCTGCTCGAAGACGTGGCTCTGTGGTGCGAGGCGACGGGACAGCACCTGCCCAACCTCGCGGCAGGGTTGACCGCAGCCGCCGAGAAGTTGCGGCGCGAAGCCAAGGGACGCACGGCGGTATCGGAGGAGTCCGGCTGATGCCCACGAGCGAGGAGCGGATGGACAAAGCTGAACGAAAGGCGCTGCGACGAGCGAAGTGGCGTGCGGCTTGGCACGGCTTCACTCACCCGTTCGGCTCTCCTTTGACTCGCAAGTTCCTTGAGGAGTCGCGGCAGCAGTTCTGGCACGACGTGGAGCGATTCCGTGGCTAGCGCCGAGCAGCCGAAGGTAGGCAGCGAGGGGAAGCGGTGGAGCGACCCGGACTGCATTTGCGGCGGCACGGGCGTAACCGTTACGGCTGACCGACCGTTGGAGCCGCATCCCTGCCCCGATTGTTGCGCCCCAGCCTCCGAGGTCGAGCGGCTAGAGGAACGGCTACGCGCGATTCACGACATCACTCGCCCCGGTTATCCCAAGGGAAACGCCGATCTGATTGTGGCCGAGGCGCATCGGTTTTCCGTCCACCCCGACGAGGGCAGCTCGTGACCCCTCGCTGCTCGCTCGCCGGGATGCGCTACGGCCGCTGCGAGGGCTACCTTCAGCGCGACCACATCATCGACCGCCAGCGGCTGCGGATCGCGCAGTCGCAGGCCCGGCTGAAGCGCCACTTCCACCCCCTGCTGCTGGTCGATCTTGAGGACTTGATCCGCGACCCCGCGAACCAATGGCTCCTATGCGAGCGCCACCACCACCTAAAGTCGATGGCCCTGATCGAGATCCCGCGCCGGATCCTGCCGGCCGACGTCGAGAGCTTCGCCCGCTGCTTCCGGATCGAGTACCTGCTCGATCGGCACTTCGGACCCCGAGAGGCGGTGACGGCGTGAGTTGGCTCGTGTCGGTCGTGCTCGGCCGCCCTGATCGGCTACGCGATCGGCAGCCTTGCCCGACGGCCTCGGCTGGGACTTGGTCAAGCTCGCCTTCACCGTCGCCATGCTGATCGTCCTCGTGTGTCTCACGACTTCCCCGGACAGCCGCGAAGGGACTCGCGGTGAGTGACGGCCGCCCCGATAACCCTGCGGCCGTCGCTCCGTCCGGGGGACCCGCCCCCCTGCCCGGCCTCGATGCGCACCGAGTTTCCGTTGACAACGGAAACGATGGCGTCTCGCGGCCATCTGGGCCGACGCTGGCCGTGACCGTGTTCGGCACCCCGCAGCCCGGCGGCTCTAAGAAGGCGTTCGTCAACCCGAGGACGAAGCAGGCGAATGTCGTCGACGCCAACCCGAAGGCGAAGCCGTGGCAGACGATCATCGCCCAGGTCGTCGGCGAGGCGATGGAGGTCGCTACGCTCGCCCTGCTACCCGGCCCGCTCGCGGTCGAGTTCGACTTCTACCGCGCCCGGCCCGCCGGTCACTTCGGCACCGGCCGCAACGCCGGGCAGCTCAAGGGATCCGCGCCGCCCTGGCCGACCACCCGGCCCGACGTCCTGAAGCTCGCGCGGGCGGTCGAGGACGCGCTGACCGGGGTTACCTGGCGGGACGATGCCGAGATCGTCGTCGAGCGCCTTCGCAAGCACTACGGCGAGCCCGAGCGGGTCGAGATCCGCGTCTGGGCGGGCGAAGCGTTTGAGGAGTACCTCGCGTGATCTTCCGGCCGGTGCTGGCCGAGGCGGTGATGACCGGGCACAAAACCGTCACCCGTCGGCCCGTCTCCGACAATCCGCGCAGCCCCTACCACCCCAGCCGGATCGGCTACATGATCGGCGCGAAGCGGGCTGTCTGCCCTGGCCGTGGCAAGCCCGCTATCGGGACGGCGCGCGTGACATCGGTGCGGCGCGAGCAGCTTGAGCCGTTCCACCTTCACGACGAAGAGATCCGGCGCGAGGGCTTCAACTCGCGCAGCGCATGGCTCGGGGCCTGGGTGTCGATGCACAACAGCTTCGACCCTGTCGACGTCTGGGTGATCGGGCTCCGGCCCCTCCCCTAGAACCGAGAAAGCCCCCCGTCAGCCGGAGCGTCGGGAGGGCGTCCTCGTCGCGGCGTATTCTCAGCCGCTAGTGAATCAACGCATCCATTGTCCCACGAAGCGGCGGCGGGATGCCCCGTGGCCGCAGATAGGAGGGCGTGAACATGACGCCAACCGCAACCGCTGACCCGCAAGCGCCGACCAGCCCGGATGGTGCTGCGCCACCCGAAGAGCTCCCCGGCGAGGCTCCCGACGAGCAGGCACCCGAGGACGTGACCCAGCTCTCGATCGAGGGCGACGCCGACGTGACGATGAACGTCGTCGGAGGCCGCAAGGCCGACCAGTCCACGCTGACGATCTCCGGTGGCGAGATCAAGGTCGCCGGCGCGATGAAGAAAGGCGACCGGGTCCGCGTCGTGCTTGAGGGCCCGATCGCCGAGACGCACTTCATCGACATACGCGACCCGAAGACGCGCGAGGTCGCAGCGACGAAGCGCAAGCACGTCCTGAAGCCGGACACGATCGAGCGGCAGAAGGTCGGGGGCTAGGCCCTAAGAACGCGAAAGCCCGGCCGCTTCCGCCGGGCTCTCGGGTAGCTTTCGCTACGTGAACTCGATTTGTTGTCCTCAAGGGTAGGGCAGCCAGCGGCGGATGGTCAGCCCGAGCGACCCGGCATACCCCTACGCAGTGCTTTCGGGCGAGCGATTCATCTACGTCATCGCGGGGGCGGGCCTTCTCAAGATCGGGATCTCGCGCGACCCGGAGCGACGCGTCGAGGCGATGCGATGCGGCTCGCCGGTAGCTCTGCGGCTAGTCGGATGCTTCCCGGGAACGTCGGCCGAAGAGGCACAGCTACATGATGAGCTCGCCCCGTTCCGAGTCCGGGGCGAGTGGTTTCAGGACTGCGAAGAGGTACGGGATCAGATCGACTTCGCACGGTGCCTTTACAGAACACCGTGCGATCGCGCCATCCGAAAGCTCGAAGAGCTGGGGGTCCTGTGAGCGTCAAGGTGCTCACGCACGTCTTCCAGCACTCCGAAGCCTCGGGCAATGATCGCGTCGTGCTGCTCGTGCTCGCCGATCACGCCCACGACGACGGAACCGGCGCCTACCCGGCGCAGGCGATGATCGCTCACAAGGCACGGATCACCGACCGCACCGTGCGCGACTGCCTGCGTCGCCTCGAAGACGCGGGTGAGATTGAGCGCACCGGCACCCGGCCCCGAGGGGTCGTCGAGTACCGCGTCATCCTGACCCCGGAAGATTCTTCCGGCCGGAAGCCTGACGTCGCGACCCCGGAAGATTCGCGCAAGCGACCCCGGAAACCGTCTTCCGACAAACCGTTAGTTTCTTCTGTTAGTGGTGATCCCCCAACGTCTACTAGGGAAGAACCGTCCGAACCGTCCGAAGCTGCGTTGCGACTCTGCCGCTGGCTTGAGCAGATCGCCGACGTCGAGCCCCGCAAGCGATTCACCCCCACCCAGCTCTCAGCCGCCGACTGGCTCCTAGCCCACGTCGACCACGCCGAGCTCAAGGGCGCCGTCGAGTGGGCGCATGAGCGCACCTTCTGGGCGTCGAAGGTGCTCACTGCCGGCGAGCTCAAGCGCTGGTGGTCGAAGCTCCGGGCCGAGTATCGAGCGGGTAGAAACGGCAGCGGCCGCCGTTCCGTCGGGCCGAGTAGCCACGCTTTACGGGCAGAAGCAGCGAAACGACGAGCTGAAGGACGATGAGACCAAGCGAATGGCTAGAGATCGTCGCGGTGATCCGTGACCGCTGGCCGCACTCGGATCTGCCCGAGGGCACGATCGAGCAGTGGGGTCGTGACGTCGCCGACTTGCCCGCTGAGCAGGTCGCCGCGGCGGTCGAGGCGCTCTACCGCGACGGCGTGAAGTTCGCGCCGAACGCTGCGCAGATTCGGACGCGCGTCGTCGAGCTGGCGCTCTCGATCCCCGAGTGGTCCTACGTGCTCGCCCGGCTGCGGCACCTGCTGTCGAAGTCCGAGCAGCGCTGGATCGACGGCGAGGCGGTCGACGAGCGCGCCGGCGCCCTAGCCGACGAGGCGCCCCTGATTCGCGAGTTCGTCCGCTCGGCGGGCTGGGATCAGGTCAGCCGCGGGCTCGACGGCGGCAACGAAGAGGCCCGGCTGCGCGAGAAATTCGCGGCCTTCTGCGAGCGGGCCAAGCGCGAGCACCTGTACCGCGGGATCCCCTCGGGTGGCCTTCGCGAGCTGCGCCGGATCGAGTCCGGTCGCCCGCGCGAGCTCGGCGAGGTCGTGCGCGAGGTCGCCGGCGAGCTCGAACCCGGGGAGAAGGTCGCGTGACCTCGGCCGAGCGAGCCGCACGGCTGATCCAGAACGCTTGGCGCGAGCGAAAGAAGCTGGTCGAGCAGCCGATCAGGGATGCGCTCGAAGAGGCGGGCTACGGCTTTGCCGCCCTCGTCTGCGAGTGTGAGGCGCGAGGCTTCACGGTCACCTACGAGGTCGCGGGCGGCTCCGACCACCTGATGATCTGGCGCCAGCCGCCCGATCCGCCCGAGCGCTACGGCAACGCGCCGACGCCGAAGAGGCCGGGCGATCTCGTCGGGTCGTGGATCGACTCGGGCTTCCCGGTCGACCACCTAGCCCGCTGCCTGCGCGCCGAGCTCGCGGTCGTCGGCGGTTTCCCCGGCGGCTGGGAACACTCACGGATCCCCGGCGCGATCGACGCGGCCGAGCAGATCAGGGCCGAGGCGAAGGCGGCGGCGTGAGGAAGCCGAACGCGCAACTGCCGGACGGAACGCGGGTGCGAGTGCTCGGCGACCCGTTCAAGGTGACGCAGCGCGGCCCCTGGTGGTCAGCCTGCGAGTTCCCTGATTACGTCGTGCGCCCCGTGCAGCACGAGACGCTGACGCCGCTCAACGAGAGGGTCGCATGAGCGAGGAACAGGCCACCCGGCTTCGTGACGCAGCGCGGCGCGAGCAGGCCGCGCGAGAGCACCTAATAGCCCGTCATCCCAAAGAGCAGCGGGTAGCACGAGCGGAGGAATACGTTTCCGCGACCGACGAGCTCGACTCCCTGCTCAGTGACGCGATCATCGAGAGGCTGAAGGCGTGAAGTCGAACGTCGACCCGAACTACCAGCCGCAAAAGCACTTCCCCTCCGGCAACGAGGGGCGGCTTCACCCCGACCTGACGCCGCCCGACTACTGGGGGGACCGAAGCGTCTACGAGCCCGCCAGGGCGCGCGCTCGGGAGACCGTCCGCAAGCTGCGGTTCCTGCTCGCCGGGAAGGCCGCATGAACGGCAACGGCCAGCAGCCGCAGGCGGTGCCGATCTCGAAGCAGATCACCTGTCAAGGGTGGTCGGTCACCGTGGCGAACGCCCCCGACGGCGGTCGCATCCTGCAACTCGTCGACCCGATCGCCGGCGCGGTGTACCTCCTGCCCCTGACCCCCGAAGGCGCCCGCAACGTCGGCAAGCTGCTGATCTCTTCAGTGCCCGTCGCCGGCGTGGACGAAATGCCGGGGCCGAAGTGACCCTCTCGATCGCGCTGCGTATCGGCCGCCGAGCTGTCGGGATCCAGACGACGCGCCCGTTCTTCGGCTTCGAGTCGGTCGGTCAGGACGGCGCGTGGCTGATCGCCTTCCACGTCGGGGCGTTCCCGAAGTGATGGCAAAGCCCCGTACCCGTTGCGTGATCTGGGAGGGCGCCCGCAACAACCACGGCTACGGCGTCAAGCGCGTCGGCCGCAAGCTGCGGCTCGCGCACGTCCTCGCCTGGGAGGCCGTCAACGGCCCGGTCCCCGAGGGCTACGAGCTCCATCACCGCTGCGAGAACCCAGCCTGTTGGCGCGTCGATCACCTTGAGGTCGTGACGCACGCCGAGAACTGCCGGGTCGGTCGCCGTGCGAAGCTCACCGCCGAGCAGGTCGGCGAGATCCGCGAGGCATCCGGCACGCAGGCCGCGATCGCCGCTCGGTTCGAGATCAGCCGGGGCCACGTCAGCCGGATACGGAGTGGTGCGAGATGGGCTACCGCGTAGGCGAGCACGTCGACGGCTGGCCCCCGCCGCCCTGCGCGTATTGCGGGGTCGACGGCACCGACGAGAAGCCGCTCAACCTGACCGGCGACTGGCGCTTCGCCTGCGATGAGTGCGTCGAGAAGTACGACGTCGTCGTGGTCGAGCGCCGCGATCCGAAGGCCGCATGACCGGCGTGAAGCCGCGCCTCCTCGACTTGTTCTGCGGCGCCGGCGGCGCAGCGATGGGCTACCACCGCGCGGGTTTCGAGGTCGTCGGCGTGGACATCGAGCCCCAGCCGAATTACCCGTTTGAGTTCGTCCAAGGGGATGCACTGGACCCGCCCGTCTTTTACGACGAGTTCGACGCCATCCATGCCTCGCCGCCTTGCCAGCACGATGCTGACGTGACGAGCTGGCGCGGGGACCGGGACGACCATCCCGACCTGATTCCACCGACGCGAGCCCTGCTTATGGAGGTCGGGCTTCCCTTTGTGCTGGAGAACGTCCGGGCCGCAGTTCGTCGAGGCAAGTTTCGGGGTGACCACATGCTCTGCGGGACGATGTTCGGGCTCTCCCTTCGCCGGCATCGCTACTTCGAGACGAGCTGGGGCTGGTTCATGGCGCCACAGGGATGTCAGCACCGCGCAGGGGACTATTCCTTCGACCACGGTGGCAAGCAGCCCGAGAGCGTCTACCGGGACGCGATGGGCTGCGGCTGGATGACCGTCGAGGAATCGCGCGAGGCGATTCCGCCCGCCTACACCGAGCACATCGGCCACCACTTGCTTGCCCACCCGACAGCCCAGAAGGCCGCATGAACGCCAAGGTCGCCGAGCCCCCGACGAGGACGCTCCCGTCGATCGGAAACGTGCTCGACACGACGAACGTCTGCCACGTCGCTGGCGGCTGCTTCGTCGACTTCGCCGTCCCGGTCGCGCGGTGCGGCGCCGAGGTCATCGACTGGTGCGAGGGTGCCAAGTGCATCGAGTGCGATACCTGCCGCGAGGCCTGTGGGGTCTGTGGCCGGCTGATCTGCCCCGAGTGCCGCGAGGCCAGAGCCGCGTGAGCTGGCGCGTCATCGAAGCCCGGCAGACCGTCCACATTCGTATTCACGACGATCCCGACGCGCCTCCGCATGGCGGGCGGTCGGGCAAGACGTTTGAGCAGTTCCCGTTCGCGCGGGCGCTCAGCGTCGTGCTGGAAAGGGGGTGAGCAGGTCCGTGACGTGGAACGTGATCGAGGGTGATTGCGTCGAGCAGATGCGCGCGATGGAGGAAGCCTCCGTCGATGCCATTGTCACGGACCCGTTATCGCCCTATGGCTTGGAGTTCATGGGGAAGGAGTGGGACCGGCTGGAAGTCGCACGGGCCAACCGTGGAACGCAGCCGAATCGGAAGCGCCCCCCAGGTGAAAGTGGGGAGTCAGCAAAGTTTCAGCTTCCGGCACCTGCGTTCGATCTCTCTGTGTCCTCTCAACATGCGATGCAGGAATGGCACCAAGCCTGGGCCACCGAAGCCCTCCGCGTCCTAAAGCCCGGAGGCCACCTACTCGCCTTCGGAGGAACCCGGACCTATCACCGCCTCGCCTGCGCGGTCGAGGACGCCGGGTTCGAGATCCGGGACTCGGTGATCTGGCTGTACGGCTCGGGCTTCCCTAAGTCACTCGACGTGAGCAAGGCGATAGACCGGGCGGCCGGGGCCGAGCGGGAAGTCGTCGGGCGAAAGGCTGACCCGCGTTATCTCTCGGGTGCTACGGAGACGAGTGGGGCACCGATGGGCAGTATCGACCCGCGCCCGAACTCAGTGGAGAATTACGAAGCGGCCGGTTTCGTCACTGCCCCCGCCACCCCCGAAGCCCAACGCTGGCAGGGCTGGGGGACAGCCTTGAAGCCCGCCCACGAGCCGATAGTCGTGGCCCGCAAGCCGCTCGTCGGGACGGTAGCTCAGAACGTAGAGCGGTTCGGGACGGGGGCGTTGAACATCGACGGGTGTCGGATCGAGCCGACCGGTGACTATGGGCGAACGGCAGCGCGTGCTGATGGGACGACGAACAAGGGGGAGTTTTTCAGCGGTGATAACGGAGGAATCGCCAGCGGCGAACTTGAGGATTACGCTCATTTCGCTGGCCGCTGGCCCGCCAACGTAGTCCTCTCCCACCTGCCTGAGTGTGAGATAGCACTAGGGCAATGTTCTGTTTGCAACGGAGAGGGGGCGCTGGAGGACAACGCTTGCTATGGCTGCGATGGGAGCGGTAGTGATACTTCAGAGCACTTTGATGTCTGCGCCCCCGGCTGCCCCGTAGCCGAGCTGGACCGGCAGAGCGGGGAGCGGCCGGGAAGCCACGATCAAATGGCGAGCGAGTCAGCAAATGGCTGGTTCGGCCAGGCGAGCTATGACGGGCGAGGGTTTGGCGATACGGGCGGTGCGAGCAGGTTCTTCTACGTCGCCAAAGCCTCACGGGCCGAGCGTAATGCGGGGCTAGAGGGGTTTGAGGAAGGGGAGATGCGGGCCTACGGCAATCGAGGGCCAGGCGAGTACCCCGGCCACGATTCGCCCAGCGGACAGCAAGCGACCGTCGCCAAAAACGTCCACCCGACCGTCAAGCCCGTCGAGCTGATGCGCTGGCTCTGCCGCCTCGTCACCCCGCCCGGCGGAACGGTCCTCGATCCCTTCGCCGGCTCGGGCACCACGGGCATCGCCTGCGTGTTGGAGGACTTCGACTTCATCGGCGTCGAGCGAGAGGCCGAGTACGTGGAGATCGCGCGGGCCCGGATCGCTTGGTGGGACACCCACAAGGACCGGGCCGATGAGATTCTGGCCCTCTCTGCTCGCTCAGAACGCGAGCGGCAAGAGCATGAGGCAGCGGGGCAACTGGGACTTCTATGACTGAGCCTCAACCGAGCAAGGACCCGGCCAAGCTCAAAGTCACGTTCACACTGACGCTTGAGGAGGCTGCGGCTATCTACCCACTGAGGGACGATGAGAGCGATGCCTTCCTGCCCAAGCTCACCCGGCGAGACTGGGCCGACGCAACCGAACGGGCACGGCAAGCGCTGGGAGCTGCGATCAAAGGTGGCACATGAGCGTTGCGGTGGATGCTGACGCCCCGCCCGTCGACGATGCTGGCGTGCCGCTCGGTCACGACCCGGCCTGCCCCTACTGGCTTCGCCAGCACGCGACCCTGAGCCCCCCGGTCTTCGAGCTGCTTCGCCACCGCCAGTGCTGTGCGCAGTGCATGGCCTATGCCGAGTTCGTCGCTGAGCAGGTGCGGCGCTCGGGGTACGCGATCCCCGGGCGTAAGATTCCGCGGTGACCCCGTGCAAGCTGGGCGGGCGGTCTATCCGGTTGCGCCGGTTCCTACTGCGCTCGGCGGCCGGCGTTCGCCAACCGGCCCGCCCGCTCAGCGTAAGATGATGAGCGATGCCAGCCGCCGGCACGACGAAGCTCACGTCGAAGATTCTCGTCACCGACGAGAAGGGCACCGAGCGCAAGATCACCGTCAAGGATGCGATCCTCGAAGCCCTGCGACTCGGGGTCTCGCAGGAAGCGGCAGCCGAGTCGGCGGGCATCGCCCGCGAAACCCTGAGTCGGTGGCTCTCGCGCGGTCGCGAGTTCGAGGGTGCCAAGCGAATCCCGAAGAGCGAGCAGCCCTTCGTCACGTTAGTCACCGAGGTCATGCGTGCGAGGGGGGAGGCTCACGCCTTCTTCGAGGCCGCGCTGCACACTCAAGCCCGCAACGGATCGACGCAAGCCGCGCGAGCATGGCTGCGGGCCAATGACCCGAGATACCGCGACAGGGTGAAGGTCGAACATGGCGGCGAACTCAACCTCAAGCTCTCGGACGAACTCGACCGAGAGATCGAGCGGCTCACGCGCGAGCTTGCCGGTGGCGGCGAAGCTCAGGCTCGCGACGAATCTTCGCGCTGAGCGCTGGCGACAGCTTGCCCGCCCCGAGCAGCTCCCCCCGCCCGGCGACTGGCGGACGTGGTACGTGCGCGGCGGCCGGGGCTCGGGGAAGACACGCACCGGCGCCGAGACGCTCGCCGACTGGGTGCTGAGCTCCCCGCCGGGGGATTGGGCTGTCGTTGCCCCGACCTACGGCGACGCCCGCGACATTTGCGTTGAGGGCCGTGGCTCAGGGTTGCTCGCGGTGCTCGGGCCAGCGGTCGAGACGTGGAATCGCTCGCTCGGCGAGCTCCGCATCTACGGTGGGGCCCGGATCCATATCGACGGTGCCGACGATGGTGCTCTGCGGATTCAGGGATCGAACCTCCGGGGGGCATGGTGCGACGAGGTCGGCCTGTGGCGTGAGTGGCGGCGGGCCTGGGAAGAGTCGGTCGGCTTTGCCGTGCGGCTCGACCCCGGGCGGATCATCGCCACCGGGACGCCGAAGGGGCGCTCGGGAATCCCGAAGCTCCTGATCGACGACGACGACGTGCCGGTGACCCGGATGAGGATGGAGGACAACGTCGAGAATCTGTCCGAGGCGATGGTCGCCGCGCTGTCGGAGCGCTTCGCCGGCACCCGGCTCGGTCGCCAGGAGCTCGAAGGCGAGCTGCTCGACGACGTCGAGGGGGCGCTGTGGAAGTGGGCCCAGATCGAAGAGCACCGGATCGAGCGCGACGACCAGCCCGAGCTTCGCCGGATCGTGGTCGCGATCGACCCGCCCGCCTCAAGCGAAGCGGCATCGGCTGAGGCCGGGATCGTCGTCTGCGGCCTCGGCTCCGATGGTGACGGCTACGTGCTCGGCGATCTCTCGCTCAGGGCTTCGCCCCATGAGTGGGCGCAGCGGGCGGTGCTCGGGTATCGCGAGTTCGGGGCCGACCGGATCATCGCCGAGCGAAACAACGGCGGCGAGATGGTCGAGGCGACGCTTCGCACCGTGGCGCCGAAGGTGCCGGTGAAGACCGTCTGGGCCTCGCGCGGCAAGCAGACGCGGGCTGAGCCGATCGCCGCCCTTTACGAGCAGGGCCGGGTCCACCACGTCGGCGCCTTCCCCGAGCTCGAAACGCAGCTCACCGGATGGGCCCCCGATCTCGGCCACTCGCCTGACCGCCTGGACGCGCTGGTCTGGGGGATGACCGAGCTGATCCTCGAAGGCCAGTCGCGGACGGTGAAGCTCGGGGTCGCCGGGGCGTGATCCTGTGGGCCGACGCTGCACTCAACCCGTGGACCGGGGATGGCGGGGTCGCCGTCGTGCGCGAGGACGGCACCGTTGAGTTCCGACTGCGGATCGCGGGACCGCTGAGGAATGTGACAGCGCTTGAGAAGGAAGCGCTGCGCCAAGCGATTCGGGTCGCCGAGTCCCTGGTCGAAGACGGGCAGGGACTGGTGCAGGTGAGGACGGACTGCCGCCAAGCGCTGCGCGGGCATGGCGTGAAGCGAAGGTACGGGAACCGAATCAGGCTCTCATGGGCGTCGAGCGACGGAAACTTGGCGCACTCGGCGGCGCGCGAGGCGGCGGGACTGCATCCGGTCTGAGCGTCGGCTGCGCCCCGTCGCGGCCTAGCGGTACGCTGACCCCGTGAGCGACGAGATCCGCAAGGCCGTCCTGACGGTCGCTCCGATGCCCCCGGCGCCGGGTGACGGCGGCTCAACGCAGCCGCTCGACGACGACCCGTGGACACCGGAGGGCTCGCTCCCGCCGCCGGCGGACCTCGACAATCTCGCGGCGCTGACCCAGGTCGGCCGGATCCGCCGCTCGTGCATCGCGGCGATCGCGCACAACACCGTCGGGCTCGGCTTCGAGCTCGCCGTCCGTGAGGGCCATGAGGACGAAATCAAGGGCGAGGTCGACGAGGAAAGGCGCGAGGCGCGCGATGAGCTCAACCGCTTGGCGCGCCGCGACGCGATGCTGAAGCGCCCGTCATTCGGCCGGCTCCTGACGGCCGTGATCTGGGACAAGTACGAGTGCGGCAACGGCTACCTCGAAGTCGCCCGCAACAAGATCACGGGGAAAATCTCGGGGCTCTACCACGCGCCGGGCAAGCGCATCCGGCGAACCAAGGAACGCGACGGCTGGATCATGCTGCGCCAAGCCGGCACGCTGACGAACGCGGTGCGCTTCTACGACTTCGGCGCCAAGGTGAAGTACGGCCCCGACGGCCAGCCGACCAACAAGCTCGCCGGCTCGGGGATGCGCTGGGATCGAAACGAGCTGATCCCCTTCCAGCTCTACACGTCGGAGAGCCGCGACTACGGGCTGCCGCCCGACGCGCAGTTGGCGATCGACTACCTCGGCGACAAGCTCGCCGGCGATACCAACGCCTCATTCTTCGGCTCCTCGGGGGTGCCGCCGACCGTGATCTTCGTCCAGGGCGAAGAGAAGGGGGACGGATCGGAGGTCAGGATCGAGGTCCCGCCGGCGTTCGTGAAGCAGGTCGCCGACGCGATGCGCGGGGGCACCGCTCAATCGCGGGTGGCGATCATCGGCGTCCCGGCCGGCTTCAAGGCGCAGGTCAACAACCTCGCCGTGACCTCGGAGCGCGATATGGGCTTCATCGCCTACCGCGGCGACAACCGCCGCGCCACGCTCGGCGCCTTCCGGCTCTCGCCGGTCTTCGTCGCCGACATAGAGGACGCCGGCAAATACACCGCCGAGGTCGAGCGGGCGATCACGAAGGAACAGGTCTTCGACCCCGAGCAAGAGGAAGTGCAGGACGCGCTCGACCACTCGCTGCTCGCCGAGCTCTTCCCGCACCTGGCCCTCGACTTCAACGAGATCGCGATCAAGGGCGATGAGGCCAAGCGCCAGTCGGCCAACGACCTCGCCGACCGGGGCAAGATCACAAACGCCGAATACCGCACCGCCCACGGCTACCCGCCGATGCCCGAGGCCGCCGAGGGTGCCGAGCCGCAAGAGGGCGAGGTCGAGTTCGGCTGGAATAGCGAGCTCGTGACGTCGAAGCAGGCGGCCCTGGCGCCGCCGGGCCCCGAGGCCGAGTTCTTCGAGAAGGCCGCCGGCACCACGCGCTCGATCACCGAGACCTTCGAGGACGCGGTCGAGGACGCGATCCGCCGCGTCCACGAGATCGACCCCGACGCCGACGTCTCGCCGGTGGTGGTCGAGAAGGTCGGCGGTGAGGTCGTGATCCACGCCGGGAATGGGGCGGGGCCGTGATCGGCCCGTTCGTCGCATACCGCCGCTGGGCCTGCGACGTGCCCGAGGGTGTGGCGCGACGCGACTGGCGCCTGCACCCGATCCGGCTCTATCGGCACCGGCGCTTCATGGCGCAGGTGCGCCCCCGCGACGCGGTGCGCGACGTCGCGCGGGAGATTCTCGGCCTCGCGCCGCGCGCTCGCGGGTACGTCCACCCCGACCGTCCGTGGGGCCACGGCTACTACGATCTGTGGGGCGCATGAGGCGGCTACTCGACCGACTCGCGACGTGGTGGCTGGCGACAGGCCGCGAGCTCGGCGCCTATGCGGTGATCCGCAACACGCAAGGGAAGCGCGACCGAGAGGGCAAGGTCACGCCGTATATCGAGGCCCTTGACGTCGAGGGCAACGCGCTTCCGATCCGCATCAGGCGGGACTCCCGCATCTTCGAGAGGATGGCGGGCTTCGGGACGCCGGCACCCGTCCCGCCGAACCTTGAGACGGTGGACTTCCCGGTGTGGAGACCGTCGTGAGACGCCGCCTCGCGGTCCTGGTGATCGGCATCGGCTCGGCGATCAACGACTTCGGGCTCGGGATCGCCGACTTCGGCTTCTGGCTCCTGCCCGACACCGAGCAGGTGGCGGCGTCCTCGAACGGGGCCCCCGACATACTTCACGAGGCCGTGGTGCTCAGTGATCCGACCGAAGACCTGCCCCACACCGGCTAGTGGCCGGGTCCGCCGAGGCGATCGACTGCCCCGGCTACTGCTGCGCGGCCTTCTACCTGTCGTACACGATCCGCGAGCTGCGAGCGAAGGCGCGTCGACGTCCCGCGACGGTCGTGGAAGGATCGCGGCCACCACTTCACCTGTCGCCACTGGGACGAAGATACGATGCGCTGCGCGATCTACGCCGACCGGCCTGAAATGTGTCGGGCCTACCCCGACGGAAAGGCCTGCGAGCACTGCGGGCTGACCGGCGGTTACGTGCAGAAGGGCGGCCGCAGTGGCTGAGCGGGTCTGGACGTTGCCTGAAATCGCGCGGGCTGCTGGCGTCGAGTACCGGACGATTCACAACTGGCGGCGACGGGGGCTAATCAGTCCATCGGTGCGGTCGGTCAACGGGTCGGGTAACACCGAGCTTTACAGCGACGACGACTTGATTCATGTCATGCTGCTCGGCGCTCTGCGCCCGTTCCTGACGATGGACGGGCTGGCGCTGGTCGCCGAGGGCGCCGGTGGCTAAGCGCACCCAAGCCAAGCTCACCCGCGCCGCCGTGCTGAAGGCGATGCGGCTCGGCGATCGCGAGGTCGAGAGGCTACGGCGCGTCTTCTACCAGGCGAAGGTCACCGAGTACCGGGCCACCCTCACCGATCTGTTGGCGCGCTACGGCGAGCACCGGCAGGTTCGACTCTCGGCCGAGATCCGCGAGGCGCTCCAAACCGAGGCCGACCGCAACGCGCGCTCGGTGGTCGCTACCTACAACGCCTTCGTCAAGCACGAGGCTGATCGCTGGCCGCACCTTCCCCCCGATCGGCTGGCATCGCACCTAGCCGGCTACCTGGCCGATCGGGGGCGAAACCGCGCCGATCTGATCGCACGCTCCGAAGTGGCGACGGCGCGGCTCGACGCGCAGGTCGCCTTCTACCGCGAGAACGGGGTTGAGCCCACCTTCGACCTCGTCGGCCCGCGAGCCAAGTGCCCGATCTGCAAGGCGCTCAAGGGTGGGGGGCCGTGGCCGATCGAGACGGTGCTCGCGCTCGGGCAGATCCATATCCAATGCACGCACTCGTGGAAGGCGCGGCTCTACTCGGCCAACAAGCTGAAGCTCGGCGGCCGCAGCCCGGGGCGGATCACGGCGGGCCGTGGCGGTGTCGCGGGGATCGTCAACGGCCCGATGCACGGCGGCTACCCGACCCCCGACGCGGCGGCGGCAGCGATCGAGGCCGGCCGACTGGGCGAGCCCTTGCGCAAGGTCTGGGAAGAGGCCAAGCACCCGCGGGATCCGCTGACGGGCCGGTGGATCAAGATCGGGGCGATCCTCGACGCGATCGCCAGTCTGCGGCCCGACCTGAAACGCGACAAGGTTGGCGGCGAACGTAGCGAGCTCGCCGACAAGGTGCTCACCGGCCACAAGGACACCGAAGACAAGTGGTCGGTCGCGCTGCCGAACGGCGATCGCGAATACGATCCCGAGCGCCTAGAGCTCCACGACGAGATCGTGGACAAGTTCCTGCGCCAACGCGACTCGGACGGGAAGCTCTGCGCGGACTGCCCCGAGCTCACCCCCCACGGGACCAAGCGGGCGCTCTTCACCGCTGGCGGCCCCTCCTCGGGCAAGTCGTCGGTACTCGGCCAGGGCTATGACGGGCAGACGATGGTCGGGGTCAATCCCGACGACGTCAAGGCCGAGCTGCACGAGTACCAAGCGCTCGCCCGAGCGACCGACCGCGCCTCTGGCGCCGCTGTCCACGAAGAGTCGTCGGCGCTCTCGAAGCGGATCCTGCGCGAAGCGCTCGACCGCGATCTCAACATCTTCGTCGACACGGTCGGCGACAGCGAGGGCGGCAAGTTTCACCGCAAGCTGCGCGAGGCCGTGGACCGCGGCTATGAGGTCAAGGTGGTCGTCGCCACTCTTCCGGTCGAGCTCGGGCAAGAGCTCGCCCTAGAGCGGGCCCTGCGCACGGGCCGCTTCGTGCCCCCGGACTTCATCGACGAGGCCTATCAGGCGGTCGCCGCCCGACACACCGAATGGCGCGATGACCCCGACCTCGAATGGGAGGTCTGGAACACCGGGCACGCGGGCGCGAGCAAGGGCGCCCCGGTCCTAGCGGCGCGCAGCCCTCGGGGGGAGACGGAGCCCACCGTCGAAGACCCGAGCTCGTATGAGGCCTTCATCCAGCAGGCGGGCGCGGAGATCGCCCGCGGCCGAGCCCGCCTAGACCGCGAGCGTGAGATCGCCCGCCTAGACCGCGAGCGGGACCAGATTGAGATCATCCGCCTGGGCCGCGCGAACCGCGAGAACGTCGAGCTGCTGAACGAGCCCGGCAGGTTCGTGACGGCGATCCGGCCGGCACCGGGCCCGCGGCGAGTGCGGGGGCCCCGGAAACCGGAGGGGGCTGAGTAAGGTGTCGGCATGGGCTATGTAGAAGAGCGCGTCAAGCGCGTCTGGATCGAGCTCCCCGGCGACATAGCTGACGGCATCCCCGAGCCGGGCAATAGCGACTCGCTGAGCGCGGCGGAACGGGCGAAGGTGAAGAAGGCACTGGCCGAGAAGAAGGCCCAGCGGGAGAAGTACCGGGCCTAGCGGGGACTGTATTCCATACAGGGAAGTGGTATACTTGTCCTGTATGGAGACAAGGACACAGACGAGTGAGACGGAGCGGCGGCGCGCGGCCATGATGAGCCTCGCCCGGACTCCGATCGGGAGCACGGCGAGCTCGGCGGTCTTCTGTCGGCTGGCCGAGTCCTGCTCCGCGGAGAGTCGGAGGGCGCGCGGCCGCCGCGCGCCCTCGGGCACTCCCGCCCGGAAACGAAGGGGGACCAAGTGAGGAAGCTAGAGGGCATTGACTTCGTGCTCAAGGGCAAGCGCACGAAGAGCGGCAAGGCCGGCCGTCGCAAGCCGACCGAGGCCGAGCTCGTGTCGCTCTCGGCGGCATGCGAGCGGGCCCAGACCGCGAGCGATCGGATCAGGTCGAACGCCGGCCTGCCGCTGGTGGCGCCCAACTTCTACCGGCTCGCACTGGCCGAGAAGTTGGGGGCGGCCAAGTGACCGGGCTGAGCGCAAGGGCCAAGGTCGAGGCCCTCGCCAACGAGCTCGGCGAGAGCTTCGACGAGGCGGTCGGCTCGCTGCTCGATATGGGCGAGATCACGCAGGCCCAGGCTGACCGGCTCCTGGGCGGCGAGTCGGCGACCCCGCTCGACCAGGCCGTCGCCTCCTATCGCCGGATGAGCGATGCCGAGCTCGCCGCCGTGCAGCTCGACCTGATCCCGCCTTCGTGGGGCCGGCTCGTCAAGGCTGAGCGGCGCCGACGTCGGGAGGCCAAGTGACCTACCGCGAGCGCCGACTAGCCAAGGCCGAGCGGCTGCGCGAGTGGGCCGGCAAGCGCGAGGCGCGCGACTCGCAGAAGTCCGCGGCCGAGCGCCGCGCCGATCAGATCCCGTTCGGCCAGCCGATCTTGGTCGGCCACCACTCCGAGCGCCGCCACCGGCGCGACGTCGACCGGGCCTGGGATGCGATGGGCCGGCGGGTCGAGTCGCTGAGGACGGCCGAGCGCATGAGCGAGCGCGCCGACAACATCGAGGCCGCGGCCGAGCACGCGATCTACTCCGACGACCCGGACGCGGTCGAGCGGCTGCGCGAGAAGTTGGCCGAGCTCGAAGCTAAGCGCGAGAAGATCAAGGCGGCCAACGCCGAGTACCGGAAGGCGCACCGGGCCGAGCTCAAGGCCCTGCCCGCCTACGAGCGAGCCCAGGCCCTGCCTTACCCGGGCTACGCGACGACCAACCTCACCGGCAATATCAGCCGCACGAGGAAGCGGCTCGCGCAGCTTGAGCGCGAGGCGGCCGACCCCGATCCGCGCGGGCCTGGCCGGACCATGTACGCGCGGTACGCCGGCGAGTGCGCGGAGTGCCGCGAGCCGGTCGAGAAGGGCGACCCAATGACCTACTACCGGCGCACGCGCGAGGTCGTCTGCGCCGACTGCGAAACGAAGGGAGCACCATGAGTGAGATCCGCAACCCCTACGGAGGCCGAGGGGGATCGCCGGCCGACGAGCTCGCCGCTGCGATCGAGACCGCAGCGAAAAAGAACGGCTGGAAGATCATCGGCACGATCGAGTGCCGGCAGCGCGCGGGCGAGGTTCCCTGGGGGCTCGTCGCGTTCGAGCGGGCCGTCGCGCCCTTCGAGGGTCGCGAGTACGGCACCGCCGAGTATTGCGACCGCCGCGCGGAGTCCGCCGGCGTCGTGTTCTTCCAGTCCGGCCACTACGACCTGACCCGGACCGCGGCCTTCGAGGATCTCGGGCAGCGGTCAGAAGGGAGGACAGCATGAGCACGTTTAGGTGGAATGGCAACTGGGGGGACAAAGAGCAGGTCCGCTCGTTTCTCGCCGAGTACGCGGCGCTGCGCGAGTCCGGCCTGTTTTACAACAGCGACTTCGAGGGGCGGATTCCGGCCCTCGCGGGGTCGCCGGACGAAGGGAGGGCCATCTACCTGCTCTCGTCGCTCTGGGCGATCGAGCGCGAGCAGGAGAAGATCGCGGAGGCGCGCAGCAGCGGCTACGTGAAGGTCGAGCGGGGCGAGCCCGATGAGCGCCGCCGGTACGCGCGGATCATCGTCTACCGCCCCGGCCACTACGTCGGCGGCACCGGCCTGCTGAGCGAGTACGAGGATGCCCGGCTCGTGTTCGACGCCGAGGGCGCCCCGCTGGCGGTGCTGCCGAAAGGTCGGCGCACCCGCGGCTATGACGCGAGCAACGCGGAGATACTCGTCACGACTGTACGGGGTACAGACGATGCCCTATAATGGGCCTGTATGGAGAACGGAGGAACCATGACCGCAACAGTTGAGCGCAACTGGACCGAGGTCGGCGCCAAGTTCACCGGCCCCGATGATCGCGAGCGGGTCGAGCGGGCGTTCGCCGGCCTGACCTGGGAGGATCTGCCGGCCGATGGGTCGCCGCTGGAGATGGGCTTCATGCCCGGCGAGGCGATCAAGGCCTGCATCCGAGAGCTCGGGCTGCCGAAGGTCTCGATGGTGGCGGCTGACGGGTATCTGAGCTGGCCGGACGTCGTCGACGGTCACCCGGCCATAGCCGGCTACCAGCCCGAGACCGCCCACTACGCGGTCTACGGGATCGAGGCCAACTACAAGCAGGGCCGGGTTCGGGTCTACCTGCTCGACTCGGGGACCGAGATCCTGCCGCTCCTGACCGAGCTCTACCGAGGCGAGCGTCACCCGACATTCGGCGAGTGCCCGGCCGAGGGGAGCTGACAATGGCGAAGCGGAAACTGGCCTTCTACGATCACCACCGACAGCGCTACGCCGACACGGTGCCGCTCTACGGCTCGCCTCCACCGGAGGCCGACTTCATGGTCGGCGAGTTCTACCGCGAGCGAGAGGGCGGCGGGGTCGGCGAGCGCGGTGAGTTCAAGATCGAGCTAAAGCGGTTGGGGAGCAACGATTCGCTGACCCCGCACGCCTGCGTATTCGGGGACGGCCTAGCGGCGTTCCGCGACCTTCTCGCCGCGGCTGATCGAGCGAAGGTCGACCTACTGGCCGAGGTCGAGAGCCGCGACGCCTTCACTGACCGGCTGCTGTCACTCGGGCTTCGCGACTCAAGCGACCACCCAAGGGGGCGCGACAATGGCACCGACTGAGCTCTGGGGCGTGACCGAGATCGCGAAGGCCTACGGCGTCAAGCCGCAGCGGGTCGACTACTGGACCGGGACGCCGCGCTTCCCGAAGCCGGCCTACGAGCTCGCGAACGGGCGGATCTGGCGGGCCTCCGCGGTGCGGCGCTGGGTGGTGAAGTACCGGCGCGAGCTGGTCGAAGTCTCTCCGGGGTTGCAGTAGGCTTCGAGGCCGGTTCCTTTCCGTTGCTTAGCCCACGACGGCGCCAACTTTGGGGCGCCGTTCGTGGTTCCGGGTAGCCTCGTGGTGTGAAGGTTCATCTACTCCGTGACGTTCGCCCGACCGCGATCTCCCTGGTCTCGAAGGGTGCCAACCGCAAGCGGTGGGTGCTGCTGAAGTCGGGCGAGGTCGCTGAGTCAGACGAGCCGGACACCGACGCGCTCATCCTGCCGGCGGCGCAGCGGATCGTCAAGGCCGACGGATGGGATGCCGCCTACTGCGTCGTGGCCGAGCCGGGCTGGCAGGAAGACCCCGGCAAGGCCGCCACCGACCAGTCGATCCCCGACGAGTGGGCCGACGAGGACGAGATCCGCAAGGCGGCGCACCGCTTCATGGAGTCGGGGGCGCTCGTCAACGCGATGCACAAGTCGCTCGATCCATGGGGCACCGTGGTCGAGAACTACGTCGCCCCGGCTGACTTCATGGTCGGCTCCGAGACGATCCGCAAGGGCTCGTGGGTGATCGCGATCAGGCCGAATGACGCGGGCCGCGAGGCGATCGACAAGGGCGAGTTCACCGGGATCTCGATCGAGGGCCTCGGCCGGCGCGAGCTCGTCGAGAAGGCTGCCGAGCCGCTGCCCGGATGCGCCGACTGCTGGGAGCTCTTCGAGAAGCTCGAAAAGGCCGAGGCCTTCACGAAGCCCGGCACCGCCAACGTCAGCGTCGCCGACCGGAAGAAGCTCGCGCCGCTGCTGCGCCACTACGCCTCGAAGCCCCACCCGTTCACGTCCTGCTACCGCGATCAGGTGAAGCACGGGCTGTCGCCGGGTCACGCGAAGCGCCGCTGCGCTGTCCTCAAGGATCTGATCCGCGGCACGACCAGGTGGCGCGGCAAGGTGTCAAAGGGCGACGGCGATACGCTGGAAGACAGCGTGAGTCGGAAGGTGCTGCGAAAGATCGGCGAGGCGGTTGGGCTGAAGCCCGACGAGCTGGCCGAGCTCGACGAGGTCGAGAAGGCGAAGGCGCGGACCTTCGGCGAGGCCTATGCGCAGCGCGACTTCGAGGATGAGCTGCCCGACGCCTTCGAGGCCCTGCGCTCGGCGATCTTCAGCGCCTTCTATCCGCCCGAGGGCGAAACCCGCACCCCGACCGACCTGATCGGGCAGTCGCTCGACGAGTTCAAGGACTGGGCGCTCGAACTGGTTGGCGAGACCGGGATCGAGAAGTTCGCGCAGCAGGTCGCCGATGATCGCGAGATCGAAGCGGCCCGCGACGAGCTCGTGAAGGCGGGGATCGCGGCGCGTTCCGGCGCTGTCAAGGCGGCGATGGCCGCGGCCCGGAAGAAGTACCCGGACGGCATCCCGCCGGCGGTGCGCTCAGCGATCTTCAAGGATCCGGCGAAGTGGCTCGCCGACAACGGCGAGAAGGTCGAGAAGGCCGCGAAGACGACCGACGCGGCATGGGACGGCTCGGCCTCCCGGTTCACCGACGATCAATACAAGCGCTCGTGCGTCCTCGACCGCGGCGACAACGCCGGCACCCCGAAGCAGCGCTACGGGCTGCCGATCCGCGAGCCGAACGGAGTCCTCAACGTCAACGCGCTCGGGCCCGCTGCCGCCGCCCTCGCTGGCGGCCGGGGCGGTGTCAAGGGCGCGAGCTCGGTGCAGCTCGCGGCGGCGAAGCGCAAGCTCGCCGCGGCCTATCGAGCCGCCGGCGAGGAAGTGCCGGACACGCTGGCGAAGTTCAGCCCGGTGGCGTCAGCGGAGGATGGTGGTAGCCTCGAAAGCGAGATGGGACTCACCGAAGACGAGCTCAAGCGGGTCGAGGGCGTTGAAGAGCGCCTCGACGGGCTTGAGAAGAAGCTGATCGGCGACGACGACGAGCCGGGCCTCGTGGTGAAGATGGCCGGCGCGGTCGACACGCTCGTCAAGGCCGCCGAGGAAGACGACGAGGACGAAGAGAAGTCCCCGACCGCCGACGAGCTTCAGAAGTCCTTGGACGAGGTCTCCGGCAAGGTCGACGAGCTCGGCGAGGCGATCGAGAAGCTCGGCGACGGCACGACCTCCCAGAACGGCGACGAGGGTACGACTGACGACGACGACGAGGGCGCGAAGGCCGAGCGCGTCGTAAAGGCTTACGAGGATCGCAAGCTCGATCCGAATCTCGTGGGGATCCTGGGCTAATGGATCGCCGCCAAGCACTTTCCCTGGTTCAGAAGGCGACGGTCGACCGAGCGGTCGCCGCCGGCGGGATGCTCAGTCCCGAGCAGTCTGCGGCCTTCATCCAGACGATCAAGGACAAGGCCGTCCTCAGCTCGAAGATGCGGCTTGAGCGGCGCCGGGCCGAGACCGGCGAGCTCAACAAGCTCACTTCGGGCGGTCGCCTGATCCGGGCCGCCGCCGAGAACGCGGACGACGGCTACCGGGCCGAGGTCCAGTTCCCGACCGTCGAGTACGCGACGAAGAAGCTGCGGCTGCCCTGGGAGGTCACCGAGGACGTCTTCCACGAGAACATCGAAGAGCAGGCGGTCGAGGCGAAGATCACCGACGAGATGACGCAGCAGTTCGCGCTCGACTGGGAAGACCTCGACGTGAACGGCGACGAGTCCCAGACCGGCGACGACTTCATCGGGATCAACGACGGCATCCTCAAGATCCTCGAAGACAACCTTGCCGCCAGCCACCGGATCGACGCCACCGCCTACGGCGACGCCTCGGGCAACATTCACAAGGAGCACTTCTTCGCGGCGATCAAGGCGATGCCGAACAAGTTCGTCAACGCCGGCAACCTCGCCTTCCTAGGCTCGCCGGTGCAGTCGATCTCCTGGGTCGAGTACCTGACCGAGCGCAACACCGCCGCCGGCGACGCGGCGTTGTTCGGCGGCGGGCAGGCGAACCGGCCGCTCAATATCGAGTTCATCCCGGTCCCGGCCTTCCCCGACGACCGCCTCGTGCTGACCTCGCCCTCGAACCTCGTCCGGGTGGTCACCTGGGAGGTCCGCAAGGGCAAGGTCACGGGCGAGACCGACTGGGAGCTCCTGACACGTGACAAGCGCGGCTACATCTACTTCGTCAAGCCCGACGTGATCGTCGAAGAGCTCGACGCCGCAGTCGACGTCTACGGCCTGACGGTCGCCGGAACCTCCTAATCCGATGGCCGACCCCCGGCCACTGACGATGCGCGAGCTGCGGAGCCTGTCACCGCGCAAGCTCGAAGAGCTCGCTGCGGAGCGCGGGATCCCCTTCCCCCCGCGAGCGACGTCGGCGGATCTGCGTCAGGTGCTCGTCGGCGGCGGCGGCACGATCACGACCGCCTCGATCCCGCGGCCGACCCGCGCCTCAGCGCTCGAAGACCTCACGGTGCCCGAGTTGCGCAAGCTCGCCACCGAGCGCGGCGTCAAGGTTGGCGGCAAGCGGCGCAAGGCGGATTACGTCGCCGCCCTCAGCGCCTAGCCTCCCCCGGCTCATTCACCGCGTCTGGATCGGGGGCCCGGAGCCCGACTGGACGCGGCCGTTCGCGGAGACCTGGCTGCAACCGGGCTGGGAGCTTCGCCAGTGGACCGACGCCAACGTCCCCGAGCTCTTCCCGCTCGTCAACCAGCGGATCTACGACGAGGCCCCCTCGCTCGCCCCGAACCACGTCGGGCAGCTTCGCTCCGACGTCCTGCGCTACGAGCTGCTCGCGCGCCACGGCGGGGTGTACGTCGATCACGACTTCCAAGCCCTGCGCCCGATCGACCCGCTGCTCGAAGGCGTCGACTGCTTCGCCGTCTGGGAGGTCGAGGGCCGCTGGATCGCGAATGGCCTGATGGGCGCCGTGGCGGGGCACCCCTTCCTCGACCGCCTGATCGGCGGCCTGCCGGCGAGCGTCAAGGCCCACCGCGGCCGGCGCCCCAATCGCATGACCGGGCCGCACTTCCTCACCCGCTCCCACCACGTCGCCAACCGCCCGCTGAAGGTGCTCCCCGAGGCGCTGTTCTTCCCCTTCGGGTGGCGCGAGGCCGGCACTTACCTGCCCGGTGAGTTCGACCCGGCCGAGCGCTGGCCGGAGGCCTACGGTTGTCACTGGTGGGCGAACCAGATCCGCGAGCGGGGGATCGCCGTTGGCTGAGCTGCTCAAGATCAACGCCCACGGGTGCAGTTATTGGATCGAGGACCCGGGCGGGCTGATCGGCCGCTCGCTGCGTGAGGGCGTTCCGTATGAGGCGCGGGTGCTCCAACACATCTACCGGCAAAAGCTCGGCGGGCTCGCCGTCGACGTCGGTGCGGGCGTCGGCAATCACACCCTCTGGTTCGCCGCCGTCTGCGGCCTGCGCGTGATCGCGGTGGAGCCGCTCGACCATGAGCGGCTGACCCGCAACGTGGCGCTGAATGAGCTCGGTGAGCTCGTGACCGTATGGCCGCTGGCGCTCGGCGACAAAGCTGGCAGGGGCAAGGTGACCGGCGCCCCCGCCCACGTAATCGGGGCATCCTTCCCGGCCGACGGCCTAGTGCCGGTGGGGCTGCTGGACGACTACAACCTCAGCGGCGTCTCGCTGCTCAAGATCGACGTCGAGGGCATGGAGCCGCAGGTGCTCCGCGGCGCTCGGGAGACGATCGCCCGCGAGCGCCCGCTGATCTTCGCCGAGGCCACCGATGACGAGGCCCACCTGCGAAATGCCGCCGAGCTCGAATCGCTCGGCTACACCCACACGAAGACCTTCGGCGCGACACCCCTCGAAGAGTGGCGGCATGGCGCGGCGGCCTGAGCTCTCCGTTTCGATCATGGCCCACCGAAGCCGGGGCCGGTTCGTCGCTCAGCTTCGGCGCCGGCTGCCCGGCGTGCCCGTCGCCTGGGACAAGTACGGCGACCGCTGGGAGACGGGCACCCGTGCCCTGCTGCTCCACGACCCGAAGGCGAAGTGGCACCTTTGCCTTCAGGACGACGCGATCATCTGCCGCGACCTGCTGGTGGCGGCCGAACGTGCCGCCCGCGCCGCCGGCGAGCGTCCCGTCTCGCTCTACACGGGGGCGCCGCGCCCGAAGAAGCGCATCGTCGCGCCGGCGGTGCTCCGGGCGCAGGCGCAGGGCTCCCCGTGGATCGAGATGCCGGGTCCGTGGTGGGGCGTCGCGATCATCCTCCCCACCGCGCATATCGAGCCGCTCGTCGAGTGGGGCAACCTGCACCCCGAGCTCCCGAACTACGATGGCCGGATCGCTGCCTGGTACGCGAGCGTGGTGAAGGTCCGCTGCTGGTACTCGGTGCCCTCGCTCGTCGATCACCGCCCGGTCGCCGTCAGCCCGTCCCTGATCGCCGGGCGCACCGGCAATCGCCGAGCCTACGAGTTCATCGGCACCCGCCGGTCAGCCGCCGGGATCGACTGGGAGCGAGAGCCAGTTCGGGGCGTCATGCGACGTAATCGGTAGGCTGGGCTTATGGCTGTTGAGAAATCGGGCGTGCATATCACTTCCGCAGACTCCGGTTGGCCGGTCGGCGACACAGCGGTCGAGCCGCCCTACACGAAGGACGGCACCGGCACCGACGACGAGGCGCTCCCCGAGGCGCTCTCCGTGGCCGGCGGCGTGATCGAAGTCTCCGACGACTCGTCGAGCTGAGTCGCATGGGCTATGCGGCTGATCCGGGCGGGCAGTTCGCCTCCGACGTGCACCGTCGGGTGCTCGGGCACCTGACGACGCCGAAGGAAAAGGCCGGCTGGGACCCCGAGGCGCTTCTAGAGCGGCTCGACCCCGACGACCATACGCCGCTCGACACCGTCCCCGAGCTGGTCGAAGTCCTCGACGAGCTCAAGGCCGAAGGGCTCGCCGCCAAGCACAAGGGGGGCCTGTGGCAGCAGACGCAGAAGGGCTTCGACCTGCTCACCGGCCCGATCGCGAATGAGCCCGCGCCCGGCGCCGAGCCAGTTCGCCCCGCGAAGATCGCCCCGACCCCGATCGGGAAGAGCT